TACGCTTGGTTAAGAATGATATCCTTTTCATAGCCCTTAGGCGGGGTATCCTGGCACCACGACGCCATTTATGGATGGCGGGAACCGATACCCCCATCATCTTAGCAAATTTCTTGGATGTAGTCTTGTGCTTGGTGAGCCATTTGTCAAGTTTCATGGAAACGATATAACCCAAAAAGTATCGGTTGACAAGAGGTGACCCAATTCGTATATGAAACAGGAGGAGAACTCTCTACTATCTCTCCTTCGGAGAGAGATAGTAGAGAAGGGAGACAAATGGAACACGCCGACGACATTCAACATTGCGCCCACATGGTTGCAGCTAACGTAGATATCCTGCGGGATAACTTGCTTGGTGAGCCGTGGGGATATCTAGTGAGACTAGAGATGACCGCTCATGGCGGCGGCTTTGTAACAGACAAAACGGAGGAAGCAAACAAGCTGAAGAATGCAGCGATAGAACTACGAAACTTGGCTGATCGCATTGCTCTCGCAAGAGAGAGTTTAATCATCAATGAGCGGAGAGAAGAGAATGTTGGATAAAACGACCAAGGCCATGCTGGCACCGCGCAAAGAGGTTCAGATTTCTGCCCCTAACATGAGGCAGGCTGAGTTCACTCTTGTCGGGTCAGCCCCTTATATGCAGTCCAGGTTCACGCAGAAGGCCATCAACAAGATGAAGGCCACGCATGAGGCTGGATCACAGGCCAGGGGCAAGAAGGTAAGAGAGGCGCGAGACTTCAAGGAGGACTACGAGCAAGCCAAACATATCTCCACTGAAGGCTGGTGCGGTATTCCTGCCGGTGCCTTCCGTACAGCCATGATCGATGTCTGCCGGTTGGTGGGCTTCAAGATGACATTGGCCAAGCTTGCCGTGTTCATCAAGGCTGACGGAAACGATGTCGTTGACGGAACCCCCCTCGTCAAGATTGCTGGCAAACCGGAGATGAATATCTCCGGTATGCGGAACGACAACGGCGGTCTCGATCTCCGCTCTCGTCCTATGTGGAGAAAGTGGACTGTCAAGTTGACCGTCGAGTGGGACAACGATCAGTTCAGCCTCGACGACATTACCAACCTGCTGGCCCGCGTCGGCATTCAATGCGGTATTGGTGAAGGAAGACCCAATAGCCGTATGAGTACCGGCATTGGCTTCGGCACATTCAAACTGGAGAAATAATCGATGGCCAAGAAGAAGAACGGCACTGTTACCCACAGGGCCAAGGTAGTAAAGGAGCTAGCAGCCTTAAGGGCCGCTAACAGAATGAGCCCTGAGGAAGTCGAGCGTTTTGCTCGCAATCCCAAGGTAGCCCTGCATAAGGAGTTCGAGTGGAATAACACAAGGGCTGGCTATCTTTACCGTTTGAGGCAGGCGAGGGACATCATCCGTGTATCGGTGATTATGCTCCCGTCTGCCGTCAATCCGAGGCAGATCGTTTCTGTCTCGGAGAACGTCTCATTACCTGACCATCGCGGTCGAGGTTATGAGAAGATCGAGGTTGTGTTGGCTGACGAGGATCGGAGAGATCAGCTTCTGACCTACACAATCAAGCGCCTCCAGTCGATTACGGAGGTGAACATTCTTCCTGAATTGAAGGCAGTTGCTAAGGCAATTCAGGAGGCTGCCACTAAATATCTGGAGGCAGAAGGCGAGGCAGGCAAGACGGGTCGGGTCTTGTCGCGGAAGATCACGCCACAGTCTCGTCAAGTCACGGCAGGCTAGTCGGGACGGATCACGATGCGTCCAGTCCAGTCACGGCCTCTCAAGGCAGGTGTGTCGGCTCTGGTCCAGTAGGTCAGGTCGAGGCAGGCATGTCGGGTCTTGTCTTGTCGGGATTCGGTAAGTCAAGGCAGGCGGGTCAAGTCTATTCGGGTCGTGTCGGGATGCGTCAAGTCATGGCAGGTGAGTCTAGTCGCCATGCGTTTGGTCAAGTCAGGTCGCGTACAGGCAGGCCAGTCATGTCATGTCGCGCTGAGTTTGGTCGGGTCAAGGCAGGCTTGTCCCGTTCCGTCTCGTCTCGTCGAGCTACGCCAAGTCAGGTCGAGGTAAGATAAATCATGAATGAACCAAAGATTGGAGACAACAACCCTCCATCAATGGCCACAACAGCCGGAGAGGTCGCAAATGACCTCTCCGGGTGGATGGCTAACCACCCCGTAATACAGACTGAGGCTGAAGCTAGAGAGAGCAAGGTCTTTGTTGATCGTGCTAAACTATGCATCCAAGATTTGGAGGCTGAGAGAGATAATTTGGTTCGACCGTTGAACGCGGAAGTTCAGCGAATAAATGGTCACTATCGCTCCCCGCGCTCTTTACTGGAGAGGGTTTTAGATGAACTCAAAGCAAGACTTGCCACCTTTCTCCGGGCAGAGGAGCAAAAACGTGTTCAAGCTGCCGACGAAGCAAGAGCAAGAGCAGAAGAGGCCGAGCGTATCGCTCGTGAGGCCGAGCGTGTTGAGAAGGATCGAATTGCTGACGCTGCGGCTGGAGAGATTGATATTGATGTCGCATCACTTAGTAGAGATGCAGACCAAGCTTTTAGCGCCTATGAGAAGGCGACTCGACAGGCCGAACTTGCCGAGCGGGAAACCAGGGTTAGAATTGGTGGAGGATTCCAGCGAGCCCTCGGACTCAAAACCGAAACCACCCTCGTCGTAATGGATGAAGTCCTGGCCCTCAAGGATATGGGCCTGACGGAATACATCAAGGAAGCGATGATAAAGTCAGCTAGAGCCTACAAGAAGCTGCACGGTAAATATCCACAGGGAATCGAAGCTCAAACGCAAAGGAAAGTGTAATGGAAACCATCACTGTCGCGCACGTCGAACAACCAGCCCAAGGTCGCAAGCAGGGAACCGTCATTGATACGCATGGAAACAAATGGAAGGTGTGGCCCGATAAGCTTGCTAACTACTCTCCCGGCAACACCTACGACATAACCTACAAGGTCAACAACTTTAAGGGATTTGAATCCAAGGTCATCGACAACTCGGTGATGAAGTCAGCCGGACAAGCTCCCCTACAGGCTGCCCAACCATCTTTCCTGCCAGCTAACTACACCAAGGACGAGATGATCTTTGTCTGTGGGGCATTGAACCATGCCCTTGGCGCTACCCTCACCCTGAACAAGGTTAACGTGTTGGGCGCTACCAACATGCTGCGCGAGGTATGGGCTGAAACATTTGCCAGGGCTCCGGTCAAGATAAAGAGCAAGGTCGAGACTGGAGTTAACCCTGATTTTAATGATGAAATCCCGGACTTTGGGGATAGCAGCCAATGATGGACGGCGACAACAGATCGTGGGCGGATAAGTACCGTAACCTTGGGGAAATCTGGGTGGACCTTGAAGCCGCCGCTCAACTCCTGGAGGATATGAAGAGCGTCGTCATGGCCCAAAGACAGGCTGGCATGGGCGATATGGCGGTAAACAAGGCGGAGCAAGCCGTAAAGGCTTCTCCGTTCTGGGAAACCTATGTGAACAACATCGTGGAGGCGAGGAAGGCAGCCAACCTAGCCAAGGTTCAGCTTGAAGCATTGAAGATGGATTTCACCGTATGGAACTCAGAACAAGCCAACGAGAGGGCGGAATTCAAAATGACGATGGGAGGGGGTTGATGCAATGTCCTTACTGCCGCGCTCACATGGAGAAGAAGCCAGAATATAACCTCAACCCGAAACATCAAAAGATGTTTGACGTTATCGCTAAGGCTGGGCCTATGGGTGTAAATGCAGACGACTTCTTCAGGAAGTTCTTCAAGCCCACCAATTCACCCGTCACATTGAGAACGGCAATCATGAGGATGAATGATAAACTCCATCCCTTGCAGGTGGTCATGCGCTTTGGTACATTGAGGTTGAAATAGCGGCGCGTCGGTGCATCTCCGTGCCGGTTAGTGAGGAGATCGGTTTAGAAAGATATCCTCTGCGCGGCGCACCGTTCAGTCACCATGTCGCAGCCAAGGATATCGATCCTCACACCTTATTTATTGTTTGATGGCGCAAGAGACAGCGGACGCTCTGGGTATCTTAGACTTTGCTGTAACACTGATGCGGCAATCTGCCTGTTGATGTCCTCGATCTGCCTCTGTAGCAATTCTATCGTTCTATCATTCTGGCCTCGCCACGCAATAAACTCGTCGCGAGACATCTTGCTAATAATTGACGGCTCAGTATGCTCCTTGAATTCCTTGAACTGAAACTGCGTTGGAAAATCAGCCCGAAGAACTCTTACTTCATCACGGGTGTCCTTGTCAGTTTTTCTCAATTCAGTTATGATTAGTTCGTTATTGGCGAGTCTAGCCGTGGTGTTTGCGTCGTGGGTGAGGATTGCTTCGATCTTGCTCTTATGCTCGTTAAGAATATCTGTATTGATTAGAACCTGCTTTTGCACACTACCAAGCTGCAAAGTGGCAATGATAACGAACCCAATGGCTGGGATAATAAAGCTAAGCTCCCTAAGACTTATGCCATAGGCAACGCCGTCGTTCGTCTTTAGCACAGCTACCCCCAGGATTTAGCTAGGTTCGCCATAACCTTTGCATGGAGCCAGGTGTTCATTGCTGCTGACCCGTCATACGGTCCTTGGTAGCCTAGTTCAGAGGCAAGAGCCTCACGCGCCTGTAGGCTGGAATCCATACCGGCAACCTTCATCAGATCGATAATGGAATTACGCCAGTCGAGCGGCTCGCCCATGGCAGCCGCCTTCTTATCCAAGACATCAGCCATCTGCTGCGGTGTGCGCTTGGCTCCCAACATAGCCAGGATGGCGTCGATGATGCTGCTGAGAATACTCATAACTAGACTCCATCACTATCAGGCTCGGCTGCGGCAGCTTCGAATGCCGCATCGGCCTTAGCTTCCAGATCATCCAGAGCGGTTAGCTGTTCAGGGGTGATGACGTTGTTGTTTCGCAGCGCATCAATGATGTTCTGTACGATTGGAGCAATGTCCTGCACTTCCTTGACTAATGTCGGCAGAATCTTGATTAGAAGATCAATGATAGCAGCGATGGACGACGGCGTTCCGAGAGAACCGGCGATCTGCCCTATAGCAGTAAGGACGGCTAGAAGAACTGCGGTCATTGGACAACCCCTGTAATGTTGTATTGATTAGCAACGCCCTGAAGCGTGTTGTTTGCAGCGATAAGAGCATCATAGAGTCCGCTTGTTCCTAGCTGTCCAGGGTGATCCTTTTGAAACTGGACAAGGTTGGACCTTGCGACTCGGCCAGCGCGGACTGCCGGGATGAGTTTTGCTATGGCCGTCTTGGAGCAACCAATTGTTGCAGGATTGCGCTTGCAAAACACAATATAGTTGGTCGCTGTAACCTCCAGAGCATCAAACGAGTTGCGGGCAACATAGACTGCCGTGGGGGTTACGGTTGCTCCAGTAACGATACTCCATCCATTTTGCAGCGATGTGCAGCCGCTCATGCTGATTGTCAGCAATAGTGCTACTACGATTCGTTTCATGGTATTTTATCTCCAGTTTGTTCGGTGACTGTCGTCGTCTTGGTTGGCTCTACGGTCGTCGTGGTGCTGCTTGGCAATTGCCCAGATGTAAGTTTCTCGACGATCTTGTTGGTCGTATCGTCCTTGGAAGCAGAACCACGGCTGGAGCCGAAAGTGTAGTTGTAAACCGTTACCAAGCAGGTCGAAAACAGGATGGTAATCATGGTGTCGAGCATCTTGTCGTCAGTGGTCGATGTGCTGGCCATGCGGGCAAACAAGGCGAGGCCGCATATCACGACTATGGCGGCCGCTAGAAATCCTTGAGCATCAGGTGCCCACCATGGCTTCTGTGGCATTAGCTAGTTCCCCTGAGAATCATCATCGGATGGCGCTGGCTTCGGTTTAGGTTTTGGTTTTTTTGCCATCGTTTAATTCCCTATCATTGCGGTAGCATTGTTTTGCACATCGTTGCAGCGATTGAGCCATCCCTTGATAAAGCGCGGCTGATGGAGGGATTGATAAAAATCCCTCTTGGCTGCCGTATATTTGTGGATCAGCACCAACGGATCGGCTTCCGCTGCCGCTTGCCGTGTAATGGGTCCGATTCTACCGTCATCTGTAACACCTAATGCGCGTTGAAGAAGTACCGCCGCTCGATGGGGACCGGCATTAACAGCCATGTCGAAATAGAGGTAGTCGATTCCAGTGGGAAAATCATCACAATAGGGCTCCCAATATTCATTGTGGTAGATCGTGCTGATTTCGTAATCCGTCGCTGTCCAGACATCCCTTGGTTTTGATCCCTGCTCTGCTCGCCAAGCATCATATTCACGCTGGGTAATTCCTCGCGATGTGCGGCCACCGTGATCCTGTGGGTCGTCATCGTTTCCACCTTCGTCCTGAAGAACGAAAGCGAGAGATTTCTGGAAATTTGCTGCGGTCATGGAATCTCGTAGTATTTCTTCACCAGATCGAGAACATCTTGATTTCTCTTAGCATCTTTAGCGGCCTTGGGAAAATACTCCCTGAACTCGGCCTTATCCATTCCCTTCAATAGGTCGGTCTGGGTGGCTGGCGGGAGATGCCCAAACATGATCTTGATGTTTTCTCCCGGCTGTAACCGCTTGATGGCACCGGCTTTCATGCCGAGATCGCGCATCTTCTTGGCCGCATCCAGAGCAAGCTGGGAATCGCCCTTCTGTTGCGCTGCAATATATTGAGTCCTTGCCGCCGCTCTCTCCTTGGCGTTCTCAGCCATGCTGAATGGCTTCTCCCCCGGAGCGACCTGCTGGCCAAACAGTGAGACGATCCTGTTCTCCAGCGGGCTCCTGGAGGCATAAGCAGGGGCGGGTCCAAAGCCCAGAAGAGGCATCCAGACATCTGGATCGCTCATGTGGGTCATTACATCCTTGAAGCCTGCCGGTTTGCCGGATAGCTGGAGCGATCTCTGAGCCCCCGATATCGACATCGGGTTGATGTTCTCGTTCAGGAGATGGGTGCCAAACTGCTGAACTTGTTGCCATCCTGGGGCGTTTGGATCGTGCAATGGATACCCAAAATAGTCCTTGTTCCTAATCATCTCGATGAACGGCGCATACATCATCTTGTGGTACATCATCTGCGCTAGACCGCCGATGGTGCTGTTCTGCTCCTCGATATTCTTGGCAGCCATCGGGACTTCACGGGTGTAGAACGGGTTGGATATTCTCCGTGGCGAACCATCCGGATTAAGCCCACCGACTCGCGGGAAGATGTAATCCATGCCGGTGGGATCATCCCCCGTCATCGACTTGGTAATCATCGCGTTGATGGTTGCGGCAGTCATCGTATAGACGAACAGATTGGTCGTCTTGCTGGTGACATCGTGGATGAGGGCACGAGTCGGAGTCTTGGCCCCCATAAGTCTGCCGACGGTTGGCTCCAAGGCACCACCGACGAATTCACGCATGAAACCAAGATTCCAACCTAGCGACAGGAAGGAACCTATGGAGGCATCCTTCAGCGTCCTGTTCCAGAACAGGCTTCCATAGAACATCTCGCCAAAGCGGTTATCGACCTGCTTTCCTATGGCTCGCATCGCTACAAGGCGGTTCTGTTCATCGTTGACGAGATCGGGTCTTCGCCTAAACAGCGACTCGGCTTCCCGCATGACGGCAGCCGTCTTCAGGTTTGGAATCCATTCGTCGAACAGGAAGCTTGTGGGCTTGGAAAAGGCTTCCCTGACCCCAGGCCAGAGGGATTTCAGGTAATCGCTTTTCTGCCAAGCGTCCCAGAAGCCACGCTTGGCATCGACGGCCATCTGTCGGGATCGTTGCGGGACAATGCCGGATTCCTCGATGAGCTTGGATTGATATTGCTCGAAAGGATTTTGCTCACTGGTAGGCTTATTCCATGCCTCGCGCCCGCTCTTGCCGCGCATAGGAAGGTCAATGCCGGTGTACTTTCGCCCAAAGAGGGGCATGGCAAGCACGGCATCGGTAACGCTTTGGGCAACAGCTTCTGGCGTGGAAATAAGGCGTCGGTATAATCCCTGTTGTCCCTTCCCAAATGTCTCGTTCAGGGCGCGGGATACGTTGTTCGACAAGCTGATGTGCAGAACGTGGACGGGGTGGAATAAGCTCATGCCGAGCTTTATCGGAACCCACAGGTTCTTTACGTCCATCCACTTCCTAAAGAGGCTGCCTGTCAGACCCTCATCGTGATAGAGGCCCTTTGGGGATACCGCATTGTCCCATAACGACTGGGCATCCGGGGACAGAAACCATTGCTTGCCTTCGGCATAGGTGCCGTCAGGCATCCGGGTGCCTCCGGTTGGGCCGTTAATTAGCCTCCAAGGGTTAGGTTCGCCTCGATTGGGGTAAGCGATGTGGTACGGGGCCGTTGACTGCGGGACCGCTGCGCCCTTCTCGTATAAATCATTAAGCAGTTTTGCCCGCTCGACCATATCGATACCGGCCATCAAACGCTGAGTGACCATATCGACCGGGTTCATGGTCTTCAGCTTGAGACCGGCCTGTACCGCATCGTCGATGGTTTCGTGAAAACGGCCTTTCTGGAAGTCGGGTCTAGGTCCAAGATGTTGCAGACGTTCAGGATTTTGCAGGAAGTTCCTCGCCGCTACCGGGTTCTCGTAGAGATGCGGGAAGTAATCCTCCCGAAAGACTGCCGATGATCCGTGTTCGGACTCGATGTTGTGCGCTGCATCAAGCCAATCCCTGAGCATGGCGGCTTGGCGTTCCATCCATGGGTATCTCTGACTCAGTTCCGCTGGAAGCTTCTCCGGGGACTCGAAGCTCCTCAGGAAAGCATAGATGTCGTTATCAGGCACCTTGTTCCAGTCATAGCGCATCTGTTCCGCTTGATTGATCTGGATATCCTTTTGCCGCTGACTGGCAGACCGGAAGCGGGCAAAGTATGGATCGACCCTGCGAGCGAGATCGCTATACAGTTCAGGAGCGACGTTCTTGATGAACGAGAGGGCAAAGTGACCATGGTCGGGAGACTCGAACGGCATCTGACTGAGGAATAGCTCCATTTTTGCCTGATTACGCAGGCCAGAAGCCTTCTGCTGGGCGTCAGCCACAACGGCGGCACCAGCCTCAGGATCGCTCTTGTGAATCCAGTGCTCGTTTGCTTCCTTCTCTACAGCATCAGCTTGGTCATTCAGCGCTTTCATCTTGGCCGGAGCATCCAGCCTCATCTGGTCCTGCTCGGCTTGCCTCCGGAAACCTCTGGCGCGGCTTCCAAGGTCGGCAGCATCATCGGGGCTTGTCCTTGGGTCGTTCATTTGCCGCTCAAGATTGTCGGCTTGTGCATTCCTCTCGGCAACCTTGGCTTTGATATCTTCTACGGTAGGGGCTTTCGGTGCTTCCCCGATGCGTCCGGTAACGATGGCATGACCCAGGGCAGGAACGGCGGTCATGGCCGCGCCTTCACCGTAAGCTTGTCCGAGACCCTCGGTTATCGGCTGGCCTTGTCTGAGGTTCTGGACGGCCTGTTGACCGACAGAGACCGCTGGCTGAACTCCGGCTATCTGGAAAGCCAGTTGCTTGACAGGGCCATCGAGGAGCTTGGGGAAGAACTTGACCGGATAGGCAGCCCAACCCGCGCCAGAGAAGGCACCGGATATGGCGGCACTCTCCTTGGCGCGGGTCCATGCCCCCTCAGGGTCGCTGGGATTCTTTTGGAGTTCCTTGCTAAATTCAGGGCCTAGGGTTTGGAACGCAGCGCCCACGGCAGCCCCACCGGCTCCGCCAATGAGAGCACCCCCTGGTATAGGAGTGGCAGCACCAGCCAACCCACCAGCGATGCCGCCAGCGATCCCTGGATAGCTCTCAGCGGCCCTGTAGGCAACCTTAGGAGCCAACTTGCCCCACGGCTCCAGGACATCGCCCCAAGCCATGGGTTCAGCCGCTCTACTGGGTTCTTCCTTATCGGGGGTAGGAGCTACGCTGCTGAAGGAAGTAAGGGTCTGACCGACCTGCTTTGTGCCTTGGCCCAAGCCCTGGCCAAATGCCTCAAGGACGCCAGGCATAGCCCCTGCATAAGGGGGAGGACCCCATCCATCCTCTGCCTTAGGAGGAGTTTCTTGGGGTTGACCCCACCCGCTATCGGCAGCAACGGGTGTTGGCGCGTCCGGCTCGGTGGGAGGACCCCATTCGTCGGCCATTCATCACCCAAGCCATTGTTGGGGCTTACCACTCGGCCCAATATACCACTTTCCTTTGACTCTCTTGCCAGCACCTGGATCGGGTTCTGCGGTAGCTGCTGAAGGAGTAGCCCCGGTCGGGGATGCTTCGCTATGCATCAATTCCTTGGCTACTTCCAACGGGTCCTTACCCCAATACTTGGAGCCTGGAATTTGAACGAGGTTTCTGGCTTGGGTAATGGCTTGGTTTTCGCTCATGCCAGCGGCAGCGGCATTGCGTCCAAGAATTCTTCCCGCTTGTACGGGATTGCCCTGCGAGTCGGAAAGGATGCCGTGGCGTGCATCAAAGCGGCCAACCTGGACCTGTCCGGTTTCCGGATTGGTATAATTGATGGGGGTAAATCTCCCCATCGACTCGATAGCCGCTTCATGCGGAGTCTTGCGCTGATAATGATCCAGGTGTTCTACAGCCTGCTGATAGATAGATTGAGCCTTTTGATTGACCTGCTCATCCGTCCTAATCGCAGCGCGAGAGCCCTCTAGCGAACCGGCAGCCGCACCAAATCCACGACCAATAGCCGTGCCAACAGGCCCAGCGGTCGATGCTATCGCTGCACCAGCCTTCATGAGAGCCAATGCATTCGGATTGCGAGCTAATCTGGCTCCATATCCCTGCTGCTCTTGTGCCAAGTTTTGATATGGAAGTTGATTTCCCGGCATCCGATAATGGTTAGGCGTCATATCGGCATTCAATGGAGAAGACGGAAGCGGCTCGCCTCTCTCTGCATAGGTTGCCGGTGTGACTCCCCCGCTCGTACCGAGATATTTGCTGGCGCGAGCTTCCTGAAAGTGCTGTGCCGGTTTTAGATAGCCTCTTACGAACGCAGCACCGGCTTCTCCCGGTGTCTTAGCGTTATACATTTGATCCCAGACGCGAGGATAATTTGTCTTTAGATTCCACGCGGTAAACTGGTTTTGCAGATCGGGGTTATTCCATTCGGTGGTTGGATCGTGTCCTTGCTGTCCAAGCCATCTTTGATAACGGTTCCATTCAGCGCCGCCCTCTTGGTAAAGGCCGTGGGCATAATGTGCTTCACCGCTATATGCAGGTTGGTCTGGGTGTCTTAGATTGGGATTCCAGTTGCTCTCGTCTGGGATATTCATGAATATCCCGCCGACGCCGGTAGGAGACATTCCGGCTTCTTTCCACGCTTGGCTTGCGGAGTGCTGAACAGTTCCCTGCTCTGGTAGGCTATATCCAGCAACATCCGGCCTCGCCCTTGGCATAGGGGGATTACCCATTGGGGATGCTGCTTGAACGGGAGAGAGCCTCATCCCGGACTCATCCATTCCAGATGAGCCGGATTCTCCTGTTGAGGCTGCCGCTGGCGTACCAGCCCTAAGGCTCTCCGTAAGAGGTGCTCCAGCATCATTCCACTGCTGCTTCATGACATCGACAACAGGGCCAGCGGGTCCAGAGTCCCCATAGAGATCATCCCCTGACGGGTCGTAAGCGGTATCTCCCCCAGGAGCAAAGCCACGCCCCATATCATATGGATTGACCGCACCTCCAGATGCCCCACCACGAGCGTAGAGGGCACCTAAATCACCACCTGTACCACCGTAATTACCTGAACCGCTATCGCCGCTGAATGAGTCATCGAGCTTCTGGGCGAGCTTGATACCCTGGGATATGTCTCCCCCAAGCGTCTCTTGACCAGCAGGGACCTTGGTGGATGCTGGTTTTAGGTCTAAGGTATTATGATACTGTCCGCCAAATGGCCTAGATGACATATAAGGGATAGGGGCCGATCCAGGGGTGGTAGGAATCGTAGCCCCTAGCGTCGGGATAGGTGCCATACCCCCTGAATTGGGGAGTGCCGCCCCCGGAACTGGAGGAGGAGCTTGCTCTTGTTGCTGCATCATCTGCTGAATATCACCACCCGCAGCAAAGGTCGGTAATGATCCCCCTATCGCACCCAGAGCTTCTGCGGTGTATGGATTTCCAGCTTCCGCTGTCGGAATCATCGAGGATAAATCACGCCGATAGGCGGCATCGGCTAGTTTTCCATATGGACTTCCACCATCGGCATAACCAACCGCTCCACCGCGATTTAGGAAAAGGCCCGCTGCCGCAGTTCCGACACCAAGTATCTGATTAAGTGGGCTAGGAGTTGGCCCTGTGGTAGTGGATTGACCGGCTTGAGAGCCACCGAGGGCAGGGGCAAGACCTGCCGTAATGGAAGCGAGATACTGGTTGTTCTGATATGGCCAAGCGATCTGAGCTAATTGATTTTGATACTGAGCATTCTGCTGAGCTTGGGCAAGTTGTTGCTGTTGTCCACCAGCGGCTCCTAAGGCTCCAATACTCTGAAGTTGGGCAGCTTGAGCGGCGGGACCTAATTGAGACATCCCATATCCAGCCCCGGCCTCCATCTGCTTCTGTTGCTGAGCGGCCTGTAAAGCCTGCTGATAAAGTCCCGCAGCGGTCTGTCCTGCGGCTAGTCCCTGCTGGTTAGCCAGTTCAGACTGACCTACAGCGATACGATCAGCACCTACACCACCGGCAGCCTGGGTTAATTGACCCGTCGTGTTCCTCTGCTGCTGGCCAAAGATGTTTTGCATCTGGCCAAACACGTTGGCAGCCATCGGATTGTAGTATTGTGAAACGTCCTGGCCTGTAATTGGTGCGGCACTTTGTCCAAGATATCCGGCACCAGCCTGCATGTAGGGCTGAGCCATACCGAGTTGCTGTTGAGTTGCACCAAAGGCTTGATTCTGGAATGGGGTAAAGCCAGCGACCGGAGCCACCGGCATAGAAAATGGTGACTGGGAAAGACCTTGAGCGGTATTAATAGCTTGTGAGCCAGCGGCACCTACGGGGGCGTTGGGTGTGTAATTCTGGTTTTGTTGGGTAGTTGTGGTATTGCCCTTAGAGCCCATAGTTCACCTTTTGTTCCCTAAGAACTGACAGCAACGAGGGCCGGGGCTGAGCCCTTGGGGCCTAGATAGAAAAACTCCCCGATTTTAGGTAACATACGCCGGTATAGCCGACATTTGGCTTCTGTTCTAGTATTGGAGATGATTCCGGTCATGAGCGGCAGGCCGGTTATCTCTACCTGATTCTTCATCCACTCGACTAATGCTTGGGCGTGACCTGATTTTCTGCACTCAGGATCAACATAAACAATAAACTCATCAAGGTTCTTGGCATGAGTGTACCAGAAACAACTGATCGTAACGAATACAATACCTTCTAAGGCCCCGACCGGACCTATTACCCCGATAACACCTCTTGGTCCTGTATCTCCTGGAGGGATGAGGCTTGGGTTAAGCGCCCGCTGTATGAAGAATTCGACCTTATCGGGAGCAAGCGGGAACAACCCATTCTCGTTGTGACCCATAAGGAATAGACGCCACACTTCCTGATGGTCTGCGGGGGTAGCTATGCGAACGGTGGATGGGGTCACTTCTTTGGTCCTGGTAGATTCTTCAGGGTGCTGATGTGTTTCTGTCTGGTATGTAGGACGAATTGATCGAGGACCTTATGGCCAGCATTAATGTCCCCATGGCCTAGGTCCTTAACCACATCTGGATGAATGATGAACTCTCCACCAGCCGCGATGATGGGAACGGTAGCTTTTCCACCCTTGGCCAACTGACGCTCGACTGGCTGCTTAACGCTCCCTTCAGGTTCGGCCCTTTGATCTTCCACGATGCCTTTAGACTGATCTGGGTTAATAACTCCCCTCATCTGTCTAGCTGGGTCTTTGTTCCATGGTATGGTTGGCCGATAATTAGCAAGTGCGGAACCACCGGAAGCAAATGGTGATTTTGGCATACGCTGAGGACGGAGATTCAAGCGCGGCATATTTGGCCTGCCACCACCCATCTTTGGTAACGGCATACCACCAGGTCCACTGCTGAACATCTTCTGTAAGATGTGACCGCCTGCAATGGAGTTACCCTGACCCAGAGCACTCGGTATATCGGCTGGCAGAACATAGGACCCTGACGGGACGCTCATCGGAAGCTTGTCAGTCCTTCCGGGAACACCGGATTTAATCATGCCCTCATAGTGAAGGTTGCGGGATGCCTGATGCATCATCCAGGAATCCATGCCACCACCCGATGCGTACTTCTTGGCCGTTCTGATTGAGCCGCCGCGTTTCATCTGTGGCTCCTTTTTTCTTTCCCGCCATAGGCGTTCCGTCCATTCACCCTCTTTAGGGGTCTCCATTCCTGTCCAGGATTTATCCCTAGCAGGCTTTGCAGTAAAACTCTTATAGGCGGCAGCCATCTTAGGCTTGAGATTGCTCATCATGCCGTTCAGGAGCTTGTTGCCCTCGGCTACCTTGTTGGTAATGTACCTCTTGCTTTGGGCAACCGATGGCAGACTCCAGTCAATGGGCTGTCGTCCGGCCTCAATCTCACGGATGTTCTTGGCTGCCGCTGTAACGTCGTCCTGTATCTGCCTGACAAGGGGCAATCTATCGAGATGCTGGTCGAGCTTGTCGTTGATGAAGTCCCTAGTCTTGGTGGGCTGAGTGGCTGCCCATTGTCTTATGGGTGCTACCTGTGAGTCCAGATCACCGGACAGTTTCCCTAGATTGAAGACGCTCGCCTCATGCTGAGCCATAGGCCGAGGATTGCCGTATTTCTCTTTCTCCTGCTGTAACTGCTTGAAGGCACCGACAAAATCACTCTCGGTCAGATTGCCAATCTTCGGATTATAGGAGGGGTCGTTCCTAGAAGCCCATTCATGGGCAAGATACTTGGATACGTCTCCGGGTGAATAGCCGTAATTGCTACCTTGATCCCGGTGATAGATAAGTTCATCAGGAGAGCCACGAGGCTCCACTAATGGCCTGTCGGTTCTCTGGAAGCCCTTACGGGTGGCAGGGCCTAGAACGCCCTTAATCCCTTCCTGGGTAAATGGCCTCGCCTCTTCTGGTACGGAAGCCGGATTAGGTTGTGGCGGGGCAGCGGGTTGTTCCTGCGGCGCTCCCCTGATCTCCTCTGGTGTCTTACCGGCAAACTTCTGCTGGTAGATATTGCCAAGGGTCTCACGCGGAGTCGGTGCTGGACCGGGAGTTATATCAACGGCAGGCTTCTCTGGCGGAGCCTGCAATGGGCTCATTGGCTCGCCTAGCTCAGGATTCTTCTCAGCAAGGATATCCTTGGTTGCTTCGGTAGCCGATTGTGCTCGTCGTTCGATATCGGATTGCGGAGAACCTGGCTTCTCAATCCAGGTAGGGGCCTTCTGCGTTACGGCTTGGGTCTCTCTCGCAAGCAGACTGTCGGCCTGTCTCTCAAGCGCCGCTCCCCTTCCTGGCATCATGGCCATGGCAACGCCCATGGGAGAGCCATGCTGGGCCGACTCTTGGGCCTGGAAGGCGTTACCTACTCCGGGGATGAAGTCCAACGCACCCATGCCTGATCCGGCACCCTCGGAGCCGGTAAGCTTGCCCACCATCTCCTTACGCAAGGGAGACGGATGATCTCCCATGAGCCAGTTGGAAAGACTCTCTCTGGCTGTCGGGGTGTATTGGGTGAGGCTCTGCTTTCCAGGAAGCGGCGCTATCGGTGGGCGCTTGGCGAGTAATTCCCTAGTGGTCGGTTTCTGCTCAGGATATCCGGACTCGAATGGCTCTGCTGGCGGTGACCATGACTCGCCTTCATCGGAATCGCCACCGCTCGCTAGATGCTTAGGTAGATGCTTCCCACGAGATGCACTATTCCATTCGTCCACATTGACGCCCTGTGCTTCCATCTCCCTTCGATGAATATTGAAGTAGGCGGCTTGGGCGCGGGACTTATATGGCACTTAGGCACTCCGAATCATGGTAATGCCACCAACGTATGAGGGCTGAATATTTTGCGATCCGCCTGAGCCACTTCCGTCAGTCACGAATGAGTGTGTATGACTATTACTTTCTGTGCCAGTAGTTCCGGAACCATTTCCTGGTATAGAGTTGGGGCCTCCTTGTACTGCTGCACCTGCTGCAACAACACCAAATGAATGTGTATGAAGTGCGCTTTCACCCCCCGTATTGCCGGTATGTGAGTGACTTTGCAGAGATTGATCGCCACCAGAAGCAAGCAGGGTATCTCCATCTAATCCAGAAATACCAACCGTAATTCTAGCAGTTCCCTGATTAAGAGATAATCTAGTCCGCCCCCTTGCATCAGGAAGAGTGTTGGTGCCTCCTAAGACGGTATAAAGAATAGGATATGTTGCAGATGAGAATGATGTGCCATCACAATTAAGATAGGGTGGGATGGTACATGCACTTACCCAAGCCGGGATAGACGATCCAGAATAATCCCAGTACGTTCCTATGCGACCCATATTTCTGAATTTAACATTTGTCCCATCGGTAAAAACATCGCATGGCTCACCCCATGGGGTTCCAACATTCTGACCGCCGCCAGTGGTTAATGTAACCTGAAATGCAGATGTATTGGACGTTAGATTCTGGATTGTATAAAAGCTTCCAACTGCGGGAAACGTGACTGTTACATTGCCAGTCAGCGCTCCAGTGAATGTTATGAAAGCACATTGATATTGAGCGGCACTAAGGGTTACCGGAGCATTAGTAAGAGGAATCGAGGCAATGCCACCAAGAGAATTATCAACAATTCCCCAATTGGAATTAGTCGGTGTATCCCACGTTCCAACGTCTGCACCGCGAGCAACCTGCTCTAGGTTTTTATTTGCTGTAAAGCCCATAGGTGCCTCTAACTGCTAGGTAGAAGTGCTATCCGGTAAGTCGCTCCGGAACTGGTTGTTACAAGACCAAAAGCGGCCACCAAGGAAGACTGATAGGTGATTGTCCCAATGGCCGGGGAAATGGATGATGGTGCCGTAATAGGTGGAAACGATGTGGCAAGCTGCTTCTGTAGCCCTTGAATGGCGGTAACTCCATTCTGAAGGGCAGATAGAATATCGCTTAGTCCAATAGCCATTACCTTCGTCCTGCCGGAGCATAGCGATAGCGAATTCTGCCTAGCCTGAAGAACCCTTCATTCAGGCTTTGAACCGCAACTTGCATCAATCTACCACGAATTCTCGGCGTTAGATATTCTGTGCCTTGCGTAACAGTATAAGGCCCGTAGGATCGTGGCACATCACCAGGATAGTCGGCGCTATAGAAGGTTATGTTTACAGATGTATTCTGCGAACCGCCATAGAATCCCCACTTGAAGTCTGGAATGACGTAATCCACAAACGACAGTTCGCTGCCCTCACTGATGGCCCACCAGCCAGTGGTAAAGGATGGGTTTCCAGCCCCAGGATTAAGTGTTCCATTCTCATGCTGCCAGAGAAAGCCACCAGAATCCGCAGCTATTGGATTGCCAAAGATAGAGACATCCATCCAGGCCGTTCTGTCTATAAATCCATAATCCCAGCTATTCTCAACGACATTCAATTTGACGTAAGCGTTGTTCTCGGTGGACCCCCCTGCGGGAAACAACCACATGATCTCATTGAATACGCTGTTGGGAGCACACTGGACCTTGGATGCATTCGCTGAGTTAATGTTCTGAAAGATAAAGTCCCAGACCGTGCATGGAATTGGAGTCACACCATTGGGCGTTATGGTAAAGAAATTGTCCAACCCACACCAATAGACAGAACCATTGATGACCCCGGCAGCATGTTGACCTATAAGACCACACCCGGAACCAACACGAGTGAAATTGAAGATGACATCACCGCCGACATATTGCATGACCCAAACATCTACATCGGTCCAGATCAGTCCATAATTCGGTGCCTGTAGTCCCCCAATAATGACTGAGCCGGTAGGAATGTGGAAACTGCCAGCAGCAGTTTGACTCGTTACCGCCCAATTAGTGAAGTCACCAGCATCGCACCACCTGACAACCATGTTGTCTTGCGTTCCGGTACTCTGAACGGATTTCCACGCAACCAAGATTTGCTGCGGCATTGAAACAAAGATACCGCCATTGAAGAATGGCGCTTGATTGATGACTTGCGCGGTCTGCAACCCGCTATCCATTGACCACTTGTAAATTGCACCGTTAGACGGACAGGCAAGCAGAAATTCGCCCCAGTTATCCTGGCTCCAGTTTGTGGTCGTGATCGGAGTCCCAGGTGTTCCTGTTGTGGCAGTTCCTGTTCCAAAACCACCGTCACCAAATGCCCCCGCGCCAAACCCGGAGCCAATAGCTTGTGGTCCGATAGCGATGTAATAAACAAGTTGGGCCAACCCTGCATTCATTGTCGATGCAGCCGTTGCCGTCGCCTGGGTTCCTGCCGTTATTGTAAATGTCGTTGAGTCTATTATGGATGAAATACTATACGGACCCTGAATCGTGAGACCACCAACTGTCGTTGGGGCATAAAAATCATAGAGCAACCCGGTGATTTCAAAAAAGTTGTTGTTAGGAAGAGTGGTGGTGATTAGGGCATTTCCAGAGCTTGTATTGAAGATGGGAAGAATTCCGGAACTTACGATTGTGGTGCTGGCCGCGATGCTTGAATTGATGACATACGAACCAGTGCTTAAAACCGTTGTAATCTGATACCCACCATTAAGAAGCAGGTTTCCAACTGCAACAGGGGTATTGAAAAACACCGTATTATAGATCGACGGTCCACTGTTAGGATCAACGACTGTAACTTGATTGCTGCCAGATGAGATGGAAAAGTTTGGAACCGGATTATTGGTTGTAGTCTGCGGGGTTACGTTGGAATAGCTCTGTGTATCGGAATGGTAGATAGTCAGGGATTGAGTGCATCCGATCCCAATGTGTTGATCCGATGTAAATCCACGCCATGCATGAAGATCGCGCACGGTAGAGCCAACAGAGGTGGGATTGAATTTAGTCCACCCGCCATAGGACTGAACCATTCCATTCTTAAAGCGGATCAGTTGAGCCTGAGAAATACCAGCTTCATTCGCAGAAAATGTCTTCTCGACATCAACTCCTGGCTTTAATTGGACAGCACCAAATGGCATTTAGGCAATCCTATCTCGGTTGCGCTGCTAATGGTGCCGGGGAATTTGAAGTCCATCCATTTGACTCAAATTTAGCACGGGCCTGCTCGGTAGCCGCTGATGCAAATAGTGACTTATATTGATTTTCCCACGACTGTGCTCCCTGCGGATTATCAGACTGCCCACCGAAATCACGCATATATCCAAACCCATAGACCATGGCCGCAGCCATGAAAAGATCAGGGACATACTGTGTAAGAATGGTGCTGGAATTAGCTGATGTCAGAGGTGTTGGTCGTTGAACTCCAATAACCTCTGCAACATACGGGGCATCCGGGGCCGGTCCAAAAAGAACCTGAGTATCTGAGGCCATGGCATAGAACTCAGGTACACCTACGGCCAATTGACCGGATGGATATGTAATATCTAAGAACTCACGCGAGACAGGAGTCAGTTGAACTCGTGTACCATTTAGTGCGGTAGCCGTGGATGGGGTGATGATGTTGATATTATCGGTGATTATATATGTACCAATCCCAGTAGGAAGCGTGAAGTTTCTATTGCCGCTGGATACGGTTGTAGTGGCATCGGTGACTTGTGTGCGAAGAAGATCAAGTTCACGATAGGATCGTTGCTCCGCATAATCGATCATCCCAGGAAGCATGGTAGTAAAGTTAGGATCAGCACTGCTGATGACCATCAGGTTGGCAGCCTGTGAAACGAAAGTGCCATAGTTTAACGGCATCAGATGCTACTCCCGTCCGAGACAGAAAGTGAGATTTGGGCCACGGCTATCGCTGTCGCCCCTCCATAGAAAGCTACTCTATGGAAATTGTAGCGTCCGCCTATTCCTGTTCCAGTAATAACTTCACCAACTGTTCCAGCGGTATTGCCGGAAGCAATTGTTGTCCAAGACCCCCAACCGGCATCCACCTGAGAGCCCTGAACGACATAGCCTGTCGATCCAAAGGTGCTGTTATTCGGTGCCGTAATGGTGAAGGACGATACCGTATGGGAAAGAACCGGAGAGTTCAGGCTGGACGGCGTAATGGCAGCGAAGGGACCAGACCAGTTGATTCCAACGTAGTTATTAAAGCTGGAGTTGGGTGTGCTTATCATGGCCGACATGAAAGACGGCTTGTTAGCACTTCCATCAAAGGCGGCAGGGACGCCACCGGCAGCCGTCATGTTACCGATCTGACCGCTGAATTGCCAACGGGCAGGACTCGGATTGGCATTCAACCCCGATAGTGGGTTATCGGCATTCACATAGTTTTCCGAGCGAGCATTCTGGATCGGGACTGGATCGGCGGGAAGAACGATAATCCTCTGTCCGCTCTGCTGCGGCTGATCGTAGCAGGACTCGCACACCAAGAACCTGAGGTTCTGGAGCTTGGTCCCGCGCCAGTCCATGGCCCATTTTAGTTGGTGGTGATTGTATAAAAATCCGCAACGGTCGCAAATTCCCAGCGCCCTCGGTTGAGATGGGCTGATACTTGCTCTTCCGTGTGGACGAAGACTCATGAGTAGTATGATCCGATCCCTGGCATTATAACCAGGGGCACATTTTCAGTGTCCTGGGTTGCGGCTATCGTCCATGCCCGCTGGTAACGGGCGAAGAGCTTGTCTTCCAACTGAGGCGCATACATCTCCGATAACTTCCAGGCTAAACCAGAGCAGTAAGCCTCATAAAAGCGATAGGGAATTTCCACGTTATAACCATTCGCAACATCGGCATCATTGGTCTGCCGGACGGAATAGAACTTGACCGTGTAAGGGCCATTGCCATCAGGAATAGGAAAGAAGGTAACTGTCTGAGAAATCAGTCGGTCATACCAGAATACGGTTGGCGTCCCCTGTGTGGTCTTATTCGAGTATGAAGCGTACTCAGTACGGCTCACAGGCCATAAGATTCGGTCGATCTGTTGATTGAGGCCGGTGCTGATATAGAGGTCCAGGATCATCACAGTGGCTGCCGGGACAGAATAGGTGCCAACGCCTTGGGTTAGGGGCATGGTCTGAAGGCCGACTTCCCATAAGTTTGGTGTCTGGTTGCTCCATTCAGACAGCAGGAAGTTCAGCGCCATACGGGCGTTGAACATATGGTCTTGGGTAATCGAGGCTGGTTTAACCTGAAGGCGGGCGAAGGCAGCCAAGACGAACTCAGCCCCGGAGGGGTTGAAGTTAAAGGTCTTTGATACGGTGTTGTTCGTAACAAACATGGTTCACCTTTTTACGTTTCTGTTTATGGGTCTATCACTCTGATCTGTCCAACCTGAGATGCCGACGAGTTACCGGCTGCCGTGATAGACCAGTTAGCAAGCCCAAACGAAGCGGAAGTCGAACTCCATGTTGCCACATAGAAACTGTTAATCTGCGCCATAGTAACACTATCGGTCTGAGATGCATTATTAATATTGGTGTAGCTTACGTTCAGAGTGGCACCGATTGGGACCGTGACATTATGGTTGGAATCGAAGAACTCAGCGACGAACTCAGCTAGGTTGCCCTGATCTATATTTGTCGGTCCAAATTCGGTTTGTGGCATTAAAACCCCCGTTTGTGCATTTCGTCAGATATGTTTAATTGAGGTTCTGCTTTTTTACTAGTAAAACAGGTGCCAATTAGGCCACCGTGGGCCTTGTTAATACCAAAACAAAGTACCGGCTTGTTACCAATGATTGCACGCAACGCCTTACGGGCTTGTTTCTCTTTAAGTGGAGCAAAGTCTTCTGTGTCTACATCGTTCATAATTATCCCTTGTGTATTGTCACTTTCTTTCATGTAAAAATGATCACTGGCATAGCCTTTATTCCAATCTACATTACCGAAGGCATAATTGCAGGCCATTTCGGCGCAAGTAACTATAATTGGCAATAGTGTCATTTTAGTTCTCCGAATAGCTCTATGGTGGTGGACTAACGTTTATTAGCGGTCCATTATTTAATGTAAACGCTCCACCCTCTGCTTGGTTCTTGTTCTTTTGGAAGCCATTAATCGTAGCATCACCACTAAACAAGAAATTCGATGCTCCAAACAACTGTTGTGCAACTACGGGTGCTACTGGATACCTCTTTCCTGTAGAATCAGGGGGCGTTATGAAAGCATTCAAATAGGTTGAATTAGTACTTGAAATACGAGAATTTGCATCATTCATCTTATTATTCCAATAAGTGTTATAATTAGAAAACCAAGCAGCTAGAGTATCAGTTGCAAGTATTTTTGGTAATCCATATTCACTAGGCGGGTTACCCCCTGGCGCTGCCCATGCTTGGTCAAGTATGAAACCCTGTATTGGTGCCTGAATAGTATTTATAACAGTGCTTGGTACACTGCTTAACAACGTAGTTTGAGTATCAATACCTAACTGACCCAAATAAACATATCTTCCAGATGGATCAGTCGTATCATATTGAACCCCGTTCCAGAGTAAAGCATTAGACATATAAGAATAAGTTGGTACAGCGTGGATATCTGCTGCATTAAGACTAGCATTCATAAAGGCATTCCACTGATTTTGATTTTTCCAAACCTCTCCAGCGTAACCCATATTATCCGGGGTGCCTAATGTAGCAGCCATAGCATCGATGCTGAACGAAAAGATACCTGTGCTATTGTCACCTGTTGATGTTGGATTTTTAAAGATACCCTTTTGTGTACCGTAAGCACTCTCAATATTCATTGTTGTAAACACATAGGTTGGATTTAATCCAGCCTGCTGTGCTGCATACATAACTTGATTGAGTAGTGCTAGATCAACAGGTCTTCCTCCGGCCTGTGGTTGGTTTGGATTGACACTGTAACCACCGCCCCAAGGGGTGCTAAAATCAATATATTTTCCGGCCCAGAATTGATAATCACCCAATTCTACAATTGGGTGCCATTCGGATTGTTCCGAGGATACACCACCCGCAGCAAAGCGAGTCGGTACACCAATTAACTGACCATTGAGCGGAGTTGGAGCTATAGGAATTGGCGTAGTTGTATTAAAACCAAACCAATTCATTGCCCCAGGGCCGGGTGGAGAAAACGGATATTGTTGATTATTTCCAACGATAAAATTCACCCCATCAACGACGAAATTTCCTATCGGTGGGTCAATAGAGGCCCCGGTGTTAATATCGACACAAGATGCGTGATTTATGTCTACCGCATAGGCTATGTGATGCCATTTACCGTATGCAAGATTTGGAACAGAGAATCCAGGATCAATCGTTTGACAGTAGTAAGTCGTCTCGGATGTTTCGAGCAAGATTGTTATATAAGCTTTGCCAGAATCCGAATCATAAGAAATGTCTAAAAAACAAGTCTCATCGCCAAATGACGTGGCAGCCGGTGGCAATATCTCAAATAGATTGATCAAAGTAGGATTAGCGTCCACCCCTAGAGGTAGAGCTTGCCCAAATGGAATTCGAAACCAAGCCGATCCACTTAACGTCAACATATTTGGCATAGCAGATGGTGCTTGTGACAAATATGAGTATGCAGCAAATTCAACTGCAAACGAACCAAACGGAAAAGCTTCAATGGGACCACCTGGATTTTTCTCAGGTCGTTGCGGCGACTTGTTTTTATTAGCCATTAGTCAGCCCTACCATAAAGGGTAGTGCCACCACTCCATGATTCGATAAAAACTGAATTAACTCCGGGATTCTGGAGAGTCACGCCCATGTCGGTAAATACTGCACTTACCGTTCCATCTCCAAGAATCCAACTAATTGGAGTAGCCCAAGTTACTCCAACGCCACCATTAACGATCTGAAGTTGTATGCTTTGGTAAAATCCCACCCCCGGCCAACCTGAGAAGTTAATTGATAATGCCCCGCCAACTGTAAGTTTCTGCCGACAGGAAGCAGAAACGTCGAATATCACAGTCCCAGCATTTACCGTTCCTCTATCTATTATAGCTATCGGGGCAACATTGCTTATAAAAGCAGCCGCTTGAGCGCCCGATAGAAGCACATCGGTATTTCCTCCTCGGACGGCCAGCAAAGCATCACCAGCAACCATGTTGGTGCCAGCAGGAGTAATTTGAGAGAATTTAGATACGGGCATTAGGTTTCCTGCACATAGGCCGTGATGCCATCTTCAGCGACGTAACTCGTAGTCCCATCTTCCGCGACATACGCATTATCCGGAACAGGCGTTACGGTTCCTACAGGGGTTGTAACAACCGCTATAGATGTTGCCTCGTGATGATGCCGGTGTTTTTCCTTGATCGAGACTTCGCACGAAACAACCTTGTTATACACAACTACGCCGAATAAGGCGACATCCTTATTGGTCTCAGTCGCATCCAGAACTATCGAGACTTGGGCCGCTATAGGTTTCGTGCCAGCCGTAAAGAACGTCTGGAGCCAAGCCTTGAATCCACGCTTCTCGCGTACCGGCTCGTCAAACGGCTTGAACCACTGAATGAGCCGAGACAGGATCGGGTAGATCGGAGCGGTGGGAGCCGTTGCCTGCTGGAGACCGGCCTTAAGCCCAGGCTTCTGCCTTACCGGCTCCGACCATGGATAGAGCCAATTGGGTATCTTGGAAGTCGGGATGACTGTCGTATCGGCAGTCGTCGTCTGCTGGAGATCGGTACGAAGTCCCTTCTTCAGCCTGACAGGCTCAGACAGCCAGCCGTAATAACCAAAGGTGATGACTGGATTGGTGTAGAAGGCGAAGGACTGCTGTTCACCTTCTGGGAGTCTGGGCTTGATCCTTACCGGGATAGTCCATGGCTGATGCCACTTGTCCTCAGTAATGACCTCGAAGGCGAAGAGGGTATTCCAGGCAAGGACCTGCTGTTGAGCGGTCGCTAGATATCTGGTTCTGACAGGCTCACTTAATGGATAGAGATACCCTTCAAGCAGCTTGCTTGGGTTTGGAATGAATGTCGGATCGATAGCGAGGAATTGCTGTTCAGATGCCAGCAATCCAAGCTTGATGCGAACCGGCTCCCTAAACGGCGCATACCACTTGTCCAGCGTTATGATTTCAAAGGACGGTAAGCCGATATCGAATGGGCGCTGTTCAGCCGTGGGGAATCGCTTGAGCCGGACTGGCTCTGACCACTGATACTGCCAACCCTCTAGGAAGGTACTTGGATTGGGAATTAGTTGAACAAGGGCAGGGTTCTGCTGTTCTGATGCTGGCAATCCAGCCTTGACCCGCACCGGATCGCGGAACGGCGCATACCACTTATCAAGAGTGATGATTTCTGCGGTTGGAAGCCGTGTCGGCTCCGCATGAGCCTGATAGATGAAACTCCGCTGGAATATGACATCGGATGAATAGGACGATGGGGTAACTGCCGGTACAGCTGGTGGCGTTACGACAGGAGTAGTAACCCCCCACGCCAATGTCTGCTGTTGATGGGCCTTAAGTCCCTGCTTAATCCTTACCGGCTCGTTAAGAGGCTCCCACCAGCCAATTGCATTAACCGTCAGGGATACTTCGGCGCTGATTTGATAGATGATCGTTTTCTGGAAGACGACCCCAGAATCACCCTCGACCATCGGGAAGTAGGTAAACGAGACGACTGTCGCTGGAGTAAAGGCACTCCATGCCAGCGATTGTTGCTGAGAGGTGTGTAATTTAGGCTTGGCTCTTACAGGCTCAGATAGCGGCCCATACCAAGAGGTAGCTGGGATTATCGGTTTAGAAGCAGGCTCCGCATGAGACTGATAGATAAAGCTTCGTGGGAAGCTAACCTCGGACGAATAGGTAGAAGGAGCAACCGCTGGAGTCGGTGGCGTTACCGCTGGGGTAGTGACTCCCCATGCTAGGGTCTGCTGTTGATAAGCCCCAAGTCCTAGTTTGACTTTGACCGGCTCATTAAGCGGATCAAGCCAGCCAATAGCATTGACGGTAAGAGAGACCTCGGCACTAATCTGATAGATAAGGGTCTTCTGGAAGACGACGCCGGAATCACCCTCAACAAGATTGAAATAAGTCGGGACGGTAACAACCGCGTCTGGTTTCCGTGCTGGCTCAGTATGGGACTGATAAATGAAGCTTCGCGGGAATATGACATCCGACGAAATAGTGGCCGGAGTGACTGCTGGAGTTACCGTGACCTGAGGAGTAAAGGTACTCCAAGACAGGGTTTGTTGTAGTTTGGTTGCTAATCCAACCTTATACCTGACTGGGTTAACCCATGATTCAAACCATTTATCGACGGTAATGACTTCAGCGGTCGGTGGTAAAACCGGCTTCGCATAAGCCTGTTGTTGTGTCGCTCGTAACCCTAATTTAACTCTTACAGGCTCGGATAGTGGGTTGAACCACATATCCGGGCTGACATCGTAGAATGTAAAAGTATCAAACGCACCTGTCGTGCTAGTGCCAAATGGAGTCGTTACAGTCGTATCAACAAAGTTAGCTGGCTGAGCAGAAGTGATTGCCGTTATTGATGTCTCACTATTAACGACAAACGATGCGGCGTTGAATGCGCCAAACATAACCGCTGTCGCATCATGGAAATTCTTGCCAGTGAAAAGAACAGATGTCCCGCCATCAGAAGGTCCGATCTGCGGAGTTCTATTGCTGATTATCGGTCTAGGCGGCTCGCAATAAGCAAGAGCCTGCTGCTGGCCTGTATAGGTGCTTAATCTTCTGGTTGGATCAGTCCATAATCTGAACCACTTATCTGGTGTGGTTACTTCCGGTGCCTGGAAAACGACTGGCCTAGCCGAAGCCTGATATTGGAACCTGTATTCAGATTGAATGCGTACTGAAGATTGAGATTGAACCCCTCCAATCGAAGGGGAAGGAGGAAGAGGGAAAGGAGAGAAGGCAAGCGACTGTTGCTCGCTCTCTGGAAGCCTTGGCTTTACCCTAAACGGTTCTGATAGCGGTTTATGCCATTTATCAACAGTAACAGCTTCACTAACGACTAATGGTTCTGCCTTAGCCTGATAAATGAAACTTCTAGGAAAAATGACTTCCGAGATTACCGAAGCGACAAAGATTGTTGCCGCCGCAACAGTGGGTACGTTTACCGGCTCGGTCTTGACTTGGTATTGGAACCATCTGGCCACTTAATACCCCGTTATTTTAACGGTTCTTAAATCTGATGGCTCAGTAAGCAATGTCATTTGAGTCGGGGTATAGGCAACAGAACGCAGAAGAATTGAAGCGGCCCACCAAGCACCACTTAGAGAACTTGTCCACGCGGCTGGCGTATAAGCGGCTGTTGATAATAGATCATCCCATGCCATGCCAATTGTCGCTGAGTGCGTATCGCAGGAAATAGAAATTGTCGTATTGTTGTAACTTGATACATCTGTGAGATTTGAACTTGAAAGAGCAAGTCCTACAGCACTTACAAAAACGCCATACGTTGAACTGGCTGGGGTTATGGCGGGGCCATTAGGAGCCGTACCGCCGCCAACGGTTGACGCTACTGATACATCTTCTGGGGTCGTGGTATTAACATAGCGAAATACCATGGATACTCCACAAGTGGAATCGGTTGATCCGCCTGTCCCCGTTATGATGCATTGGGTTTCAGCAGTGGAAGGCAGGATGCGCCGAAACATAGCGCACCTGACGTTGCTGCTTGAGAAAGTAGTTGATATCTGTGTAATAGCAGCTAGCGATGAAGTTGTTACTGTAAGTGTGGTTGCCTTGCTTGTTCCAAGAGCTACAGTAATAAGGATACAATCACTAGATTTCATGTTAGTCGGATAGGAAACGGTTAAATTACCGCCGTTTATGGCACTCCCTGTAGTTGCTCCAACGAAGTTAATACCCATGGCATGTTCCTAGTAGGCCGTTGACGTAATTCGCCGGATGAAAGAGACAATCGGATTATCAAATATCGAGATAGGCGGGTAAGGAACATCCCATTCCTGTCCTAATGCAAACTGTCCTAGAGCGCCGCCCCACATTTATCTGATCCTTCTAGCTCTTAGAAATGCCCCGTATGACTGTGCCGTGGAGACACTGAAAGTAGCTACTCCAACAAGAAAGACCGTATTTGAACCAGAGGCAAAACTCAGTCTTGCTGGGCCAGCCATGAGGCTGATTGATCCATTTATGAATGCGGTTGAAGATACGTCTGGAAAAGACGTTATGCTTGAACGATCGGGAGAGCCATCTAGTGTGGCAGATACCAGAGAAAGACATACTTGAATGGTATTGACAACGGTGGCTCCTGTACCAAAAAAATATCCATTGCCATAAACATCCCAATCACCGGCACCGAGTGAGATAGATGTAAAGTTGAATGCCGTATTATTTGTTATCCCGGCTCCAGTCGTAACGGCAACAGAAGCTGAAATAAGTTCACCCACAACACCGGCATTCGCGTTATCGTTCGTTGCGGTTCCTGTTATTCCACTCCCTGATAGAAACCCTATTGATCCCAGACCGCTATCTCCTGATTTATTAACAATGGCGCTGGTGATAGCAGTAAAACAAACCTGGGCCTGTCCACTAAGAGTAATAAGACCGCCGCCAGCAGTTGATGCTACGGGAGTGCGAGAAAGGGTTGTGCCGGATGCCGTATAGGTTCCAGTCCCGGTTTCAGAATTGCCTCCAGCAAAATCAATGATCGAATAGAATACACTTGTTGTCCCTGAGTTGAACGGGACTCCAAATCCGGCTGGTGTCATAAATGGTCTTACTGCACCACCAACGGTAAGTGTTCCAGTCCCGGTGGTTGGAGTGGTAAACCTTATAAGATCAACTAGAACGGCCATCTTCAGTCCTCATTAAGAGAAACAGCGCCACTATTTGTCGATTGTATCTCATTTATCGTCACATTGGCACCCGCTATTAGCACATACGTCTGGGGAGAAGGATCGATATCAATGCCAAACAACATCACATCGGAATTTGTCTCCGTCGCGGCCATGGAAAGAAAGACGCTTGGTTTGTTGATCTTCAGCGGAGGATGGGCCAGCGTCTGCTGAAGATGCGACTTAAACCCCTTCTTCGGCCATACCGGCTCATTCAGCCAATTATAGTAACCCTGTATCCTGTTGGATGGATTGGGAAGAAGCGGAAATGGCATCGAATTGAATAGATTGAGACCCGGATTCAAGATTCGCTTGAATCTCTTTGGCTCAGACCAAGGCTGATGCCAGCGGCTCTCAAAAAATCTTATTATCTGTGTTTCAGGGTTTAAGACAGGAGCAAACGCCCCTGCTGGTATTGTACGTCTCCAATCAGGTCTTCGGCGCAATTCAAGTGATAATTCTAAGCGCAGAAGTGCAGCAGAAGTTACATCAATAGGTAATTGCCCTAGAGCAAGAGAACCTAATTGTGAAAACCCAAGCATCCATTTTTTTTCCTAGAATAATTTCATTATTTTTATTTTGAAAAAAGTATTGCCTGCGACGAGATTGTTATAGATATCGAATGTTCCTGTCCCGGCATTATACCCTACTGATGCATGACCAGCAGCAGGTGCCGTCCCAATAACCCAAGTACCAAACATCGATGAAGTCAGCGTTACGTTTCCAACTGCTGCTTGAAAGATTGCAAGGTCTCCCGTGTGTGGCTCCCACACATAAATAACCGCATCCCCTGAAGTTATTGCGGTATTAGCACCATTGCTTATCGTCAATAGAAACGGATCGTTTCTGTCTAAGGACGCTGATGGCAGATAAATGCTATCATCAGCGAATGTGCCATATACTCCGTTGTTCCCCAGCGTGACATATGAAACACTAGAGCCAATCTTAAATACATTTCCAGAACTGGCTATATTTCTAAATATATTACCAACGCAAGTAAAACCAGATACCGTATCGATATCAATCATGTTGCTTGAATTAGCAGCATTGGCCTGACAGACATTTCCGGTAAATACAATATTGTTCAGCCATACGCCATTGGTGTCGAACGGGACTTGAATCACCGATTGAGTCGGGAACTCATTTCCTATTATAGTTACAAGAGTGAATGAACCAGTGGCTCCAGCCCTGGCGAAAGCCATTGCTGATGTCGTATAACTCTCAACGCTGTTTCCGGTAAAAAGCAGATCGCCGGTATTGGCTCCCGAATCGAGATTCATAAAGAAGCCGTACTGACCACCGTTTAGCTTGTTGTTGCAGACACGAAGACCGCCGCTGCTGAGATAACTAATACCAACGACCCCCGGAGACTGCGCCATCGTCATCACGCATCGAGAGATGGTACTGTCGCCGGTGTCGGCATTGACAGTGTTTTGTACCTGTATGCCAATGTTACAGGAGTAGAAATAACAGCGAGAAATATCCCAAATCCCCGCAATTATTGTTTTGATGCCTATGTTTGCGTAATAGAAAGCTACGTTGTTGATGCGAGTGTTGAAGTTTACTGCCCCTCCAGGTGCCGTTAAAACAATTCCGCTATTGGTTGCTGACGGTGAAGGATAGGCAATGGAAAAATCGTGGAGATTAACGGGATTCTCGGTACTGACCGATATGGCGTCAAAAAGAGTTGTGGAAGGAGCCAGTTGGCTTCCTCCTACGAAAGCAGGATTATCGCCTTTGGCGGAAAGTTGAACGCCGCCAAAATCAACCGTATTGGTAATTGAGAGACTGCTTGTTATCTTACATTGACCAGCAAATCTCGCTGGGGCATTCAAGGTAATGGCTTCATTAATCATGTTTTGCAGTGCCGTAGTATCGTCAGCTATGCCATTGCATACAGCCCCATAATCAGTTGCCCATAATGTGCGTTGCAATCTATCTGCGATGAATTGGGACGTACCGCCCGTGCCGGTAGCGATATAGGGCAAGCCAGCAGCATTAAGTGTTTCTGCCCTTGGGCTGATAAAGACTTGCGAGTTGCCCGACAGGACAAGCGCGGCATTACCGTTGGTGGATTTGGTAACTGTGCGGGTTAGAGTGGTGCCAGCGGTAGTATAAGTTCCGGTTCCTATTTCACTGGCATTTTTACTATAATCAAAAATAGCATAATCAATGACATCAAGATTTGAGATGCCAGCAAGAGCGAACGTAAGATAACCAGGAACGGCAACCCCAAGCGTTATTGTCCCGGTTCCGACCGTTGCCGTGGTCATTCTGGCTAGGTCGTAAAGTTTGGCCATAATCTGTTTTAACCTTATTATTCACGATCATAGCCCACGCAAGACATTACCAAGAGCCGTATTGACTTATGATCCTGTTTTTTTCCTCCACTCGCTCAATCTTCTTTTCCAACGGAGTACAGCCCTTCCCAACGCAACTTGGACACTCGAACTTCATGCACTGCTTGCATAGGCCGCCCATATCGGCTGGGTCCATTCTCGGCTTGATATGGATGTGGCGGCCACAATGACCGCACATCACCGTATCAACCTCAAAAACCCCGGCCTCTATTCTCTCACACCGCAAACCGTCGAAATTGACTTTCGACGGCTCCGGTGAGGAGATCATGGCATAACTTCGCTGGATAGCCACTACTAGACCTCTGTACCGAGAACGGTTGCAGTGACCGTGCTCACATAGGCCGGTGACCTAGCCATCAACTGCATACCGTTGTTACCGGCAGCAGAGGTTGTTGCTGGCCAAACAAACTCGGACCCAGGAGCCGCAACCCAACGATACGAAGCGCGTTGGTTGATGCCTACATACCAGAGTTGAGCTGTTTGTGAGATCACAGCGGTTGAACCAGCGCTGGAATTGACTCCCAGGAAGCTGCTGAAGACAACATCGCCGGGATCAATGGTAGCAAGACTGGACACGCTCGATACCGTTCCGAGGTAAATTGCCGTTGTGCCAATCGTCGCACGGGCAACAGCCCATTCAATGGCATTGTCAGCCGGGGTGGTGTTCGTGCCAATCAGGATGTCGTAGATTTTACCACGACGAACACCGGAAACAGTCGCCGGATTGTTGAAAGCCAGCGACGATGCGCCGCAAACAATGACCGACAGATAACTTGTTCCCATCGTTGCCTGGGCGGCAAAGTTGGTAGAATTAACAAGTGCGAAGTTTGCCATGGGATTTGCTCCTATCCTTGGCTCAGGGCTGTTGTACTGCGCCCAGGAGCAGTTTCTTCGGAAGTCTTAAGCAACCTTTCAAGAAAGCTTATATCACAGTTATCTTGTGCGCCACCATGGATTGTCTTCATGTAATCAAGGTCCTCTAGTGCACCTTCAAGATAAGTGACATTTTTCGTCATGCTCTCTATCTGTTGTTTCATTGGGGCAATCCGGCCCTTAATCTCTTCTTCTCTTGCCAGAACCTTCCGCAAAAGAGGGCCAACATCGGAATACCCATACAAGCTTGGGGGTTGCATGATATCGGACTCAAACGGTGCCCAAACCTTGCAACCACGCCTTGCGCCTTCAACGATGAAGTAGTGCCCACCACTCCTTTGGAGAATGTACTCGTCCTTGGAAGCCATATCGATTCCAAAGAGAGCAACTTCCTTGGCTCCCATTTTCATGGCCAATGCCATCATCCAGGCAAAGGATGAGGTGAAGAAATATGGCCCAAATTCCTTCAGCATCTCATCCTTGGGATAGGTGATGGCGTTAGGCACAAGCCTTTGGTCCTGCATGTAAATCGGGAATTTCTGTTGTTTGAGCCATTCGATGTATGGCCTGCCATAGTGCTCATTTGCGGGCCACAACAGATTCGTCCCGTGAAGCTCAAACCAAGCATCTACCCTGGGGAAGACATTCTGGTTGCCGGGAGAACAGGCCCAAATCTTCCATGAAGGATCGTTGAAAGGAGCCAGCATCCGGGATGAAGGAGCCGTGCCGATAAGAGCGATCTTCAGGGGCTGTGGCTCTACCATGGGAGCCAAGTTCACTATTTGTTCTTGTGGGGCTACCTTAGGTTTGCGCCCCCTCTTCTTCGGGGGAGCAATAACAGGGATCGGAAACTGCTGCTGGGCATAAACAGGTTGAGCCACAAGAAAAGGCTGATGCATTGGGTGGCCGCCATTGGCCATTTTGTCTTTGGTTGTTTCGGTAATCTTAGCCATGTTATGTCCCTGTAATTTGAGCCGACACGACCGCTACGGTCTGTCCTGCGGTTACAAGGGTGTTATTTAGACCATTCGTTAGGAGAATGTCAGCCCCAGAGCCGGGTATCCCCACCGTTAATCCAGAGATCATTGTAATGCCAGATGCATCATCAATTCTAGCTGCCGTAGCTAAACCTGTATTAGATGCCGATGCGTCAATCAAATTGCCCGTAAAGGTCAATACGGTCCCACTTACAGTACCACATGGGTTTTGCAGGGTTATGCTGGATAGAATCGTTCCCCCCGCCAGAAGACGTAAAACGCCGTTCCCGGAGTCATCAATAGCCGAGACAACACCCTGCATACGGAAATTGATGGCAATTGAACTATAATTCACGGACATTTAGACACCACTCTGCATCACTGAGCAGGCAGCCGTACCAGCCCCCGATGAACTACTGGTCATCGTCATTCTCCATGCAACAAATGGAGTTGTGATCGTTCCAGCCGTATCTAGTGTCACACTTGACCCAAATGAGGAAATTGTCGGACGCGGACCTGTATTGGTCGGAGTCCCTACCCAAAGATTGGACGCTGGGTTGAAGTTTGGATAGTCCTGCGTGTATTCAAAGCTTGCCACCACTACCGTAGATGGCGACGTAATATCAATCCCAAATACCACATTGATTGGATTACGAGTCGTGTCGATGGGAACCCACGGTGTTCCACCTTGGGTCGTCGTACCAATTAAGAACCCTCCAGATGAATTGGTAACCGAACATGACAAGCTGACCGACGTTACCTTGATGAAGTCCTGCGTCGTCGTGGCGGCACTGACAACCGTTGTAGAAGGAATAATTGACTCAGTGATGACGTGGCCATTTTGGTCAAGGCCCGTAATTACATAGCTTGGGCCTGACAAGGAGGCCGATGCAACGCTAATGCGGCGGGCGGTGTCCAACAGAGCGCATGATAACGTAACGGTTCCACCTGCCGCAGTCGAAATCGATCCAATGCTTGTAGAAGAGGCGGCTGCCAGGATTTTAGTGTAAGTGGTGGTTGGCCAACCCATGATGAGCCCCTGTTAATGGGCTCTGAACTTCGCAAAAGTCAGTGCGAGTCGCGCCCTTTTTCCTACTACGCCTGGAGAGCCCTTGTGCTTCTGAGCAAACTCCGAGGTGGACATTCCGGCTCTGTGTGCGGCGGTTCGTAAAGCACCTTTATGCTTCACGGCGTGTTGCATCCAGTGCCCGGTTCCGCCTCCGGATGCGTAACCAGCGGAACCACCTATTTTACATGGGCGCTGGAGAAGGGATGCTTGTCAGACCCAACCCCGCCGCCTCTCGCCCGCTTATCCAAACGGCCACCCTTGGCGTACCCAGGGACCTTGCCGCCTGACTTGCGCTTGATGACCTTGCCGCCTGTCTTAAGACCGGCTTCCTTCTCGATTACGGAATCGTGCTCGGAACGGGTTTCCTTAGCCTTGCCGCCCCTAGCAAACTTCTTATGACGATTTGCCATTTAGCTCTCCTTAAGCCGTAACCGATTGAAGTGCCTTGAGCGTGAAAGTAGCTGGTGCGGCATTGGTCGAAGAATTGATCCTGACCCCGCCAATGGGCGAGAGGATCGTGTAAACCAGCCCAACACCAGGCAGACTGTTGGAAGAAACAATCGCCGCCGCTGAACTCAATAGCGACCATGCAATCGTCGGTGCCGGAGTCGTGCTCGGATCATCCAGGGTCATGTCGATCTGAACGGTGGCGACAGCCGAGGATGATACGGTCAACTGTACGGTCGTGGATTTGGCAACGGGATTGAGATACATCGTCGCCGTGCCAACCGATGACAAAGTTACAGTCTGGGTGCCCATTTTAGTCTTTCCTTCTCAGTAGTCGAATACCAACCAAAGCGCGATGAGATCGTCGATCCATGTAGATGCGGCTGCTAGAGGCGAAACAACCACATTCTGTGTAACTGCCTGGACCGAAGCTTGGATTGGAAACGGGAAGATGCTGTTAATCATCGGTTGACCTTATGACAGCGGGAAGGTTCCCCATACCGCTCGCCAATCGTAGTACGACGGAACATACCGCTGATAGCCCTTAACTAGAAGGTTGTCAGTGGTGAACTCTACCGTCATATCCATCTCGAACGGCTTGCGGTTGAAGAATATCAGTCCATCGTGATTGGTGCAGACAAACCAAGCGAAGGATGATGTCAGGTAATCCCAGACCATGAACCCCTCCTTGAGGGAATCGTTCATACCCAAGATGGCATTGACATCGTTAGTCGCGGTGCCTGGACGAAGCTCGGAACGGAAGAGCCTGAGAGCAATTGGCTCAAGGTTCGCCGGGACAATGACCTTGCGGCCTCTAGCGTGAATCTTCAGGCCAGCATTGTCTTTCCAGGTCGAACGAATGGCGATGAGGGCATTAAGAAGCGAAGTCTCGTTCAGATCGACATCCGGGCTCGGCGCATTGCCGATAGTACCGGCATCGGTCGGATGGGATGTGCTGAAGAGGGCTACGCCGTCGCCGCCAATCGAGGCGTTGTAGGTCGATCCGGAATTAAAGACGTTAGCGGCATAAATCTCTTCGGTCTCCTTGAAGGACTCCATCAAACCGTCGTTGGACGGCCCAAACTCTGATTTGTAGAGGTTGTCGTCGATGGCCTTGCGGGTGATCGCATAGCCGAGGCCGATTTCAAAGTGCTCGGCGTTATAGACGAACCGCTGACCTGCCGCGTTGTCGAAGCTGGTCGGCGCACCTTCCTGCTTCAACTGAGCAAGGCCGAGGAAGCGCATCGCAGCGCGACGTTCGAGAGACATGGAGGAATCAGTCTGCCTAAAGATTTTAGGCCACTGACGCTCGATCATGGGATACTTGCCGGAGATGCCCCACAAGCCTGGAAGCAACAAGTCCTTTATTTGAGCTAATGCGACAGGCATCGGTTATCTCCTAATGCCATTTCCCCTAGGTACGGTAGAACCTGCTCTACTCTCGTTAGATACGTTAGGGGTCTTCTAGTTCCTATTAGGTTGACAAGTTGGTTAGGCCAGCACGACGCCAAGTGTTGAGCGGCTGAACGACAGCAATCTGCATACCTTCCGCTCCGGTCGATGTGCCGTTGACGCCCGGAGGCGCATAGTCGGAATACAGACCGACGAGCGTGAACTGGGCGTTGCTCGAATATGCAGTATAGTTGCTGGAGTTGAGATACATCACGCTCTGGCCTGTCGCGGTGTTGCCAAGAGTCGAGAGAAGGATGCTGCACGGAATACCAAACCCAATCATCGTCGTTCCGAGGACGGTGCCGGTAGAACCCTGTGCGATGTAAAGCTGATCTGGATCGGTACAGATATAAGCCTTCACGTCGCCGGTAGCGCCGCTTCCAGGCCAGTAGCTGCTCCAAGTCACTCTGCTGACGTTGGAATTGTAATACTCACACCCAAAAAACACGCCCTGCATTTGCGTTGTAACAGCGCACGTTGCACCAATGGTGATGATGTAACCAGGAGACGCCGTGCTGTTAGCGACAACATCGCCGGTAAAGATTGGGTTGGTATTGCCTGATGCAATAAGCCGAGTTTCTAGGCCCGCTGTGGGGGCTCCACCCTCACGACGACCAAACTGGCGAAAACCAAAAGGATTGCTTGTGTTGGCCATGGATGGCTCCCATTTGCCGATCACTACGGGCGTCGTAGTTACGGTCTGGTGAAACCATCAGGCGCTGACGGGTTTAGACTTTGGGAAGCGCTCCCAGAGTTCTATACAGAACTCTACTCTTCAGGAATCGGTAATCTCTCGTATGATTTGCCGATCTTGTTCGTTTGTAGTGCAGAAGCGTGTCTCGCGTCAAGACTAATCGGAATATCGCCACCGCGAAGAGCCTGTTCCTTGATGTGAACCTGTTCAAGAGCGGCCCTGCGCTCCATCTTCCTGGCTCTATCGCTTAATTCACTCGGCCTTGCCATCAGGACAAGACCTTCATTCATGATCTCTCCAGGAGCCCCTTTAGGCATGAACATGCCATCAAATACTCCGTCAAAGTCTTCCTGATGGACAGGAGTCCACCCTTTCCGCTCAAACCCCGATCTGTGCTGAGACATACTCTGGCCATAGACAGAGTCTGTCACCCATTGAAGGGCAAAGCCCTCAGGAACCTTACTTGGATCAATATGAAGCTTGTCAGGACTATCAGCCTCCGAAGGATCGAATGCTTCCCAATTCGGTTTAGCCTTCATCTTAAAGGTCTTGGGAGCCACAGGCTCAGATGGTTTGGCAGCCAAATTCTTGGGGGGGCGGCCTGGGCGTCGTTTAACTTCTGTTTCTTCCATCACTTCCTCCCATCATCATAAGTACCGTTAGCTCTCATTTCGGCAATCATCTGTTTTTGCTTGGCATATTCTGCCTCAGTAACACCGGATAGCTTAGCGAACTCCCTCTCTTGGGCGCTCAGAGTAACCTTGCCATTGGAGCGGACTCCAGTCCCGCCCGATGGAACTTCACGGCTGACAGGTGCGCTCACGATGTTTGTCCTCTGTTGTTCCTCGACCTTCGGCTCAACCTTCTTATATCCAAGACCGAGATCGAGGAATTCAAAATATGGCGGCGTATAGGCTTCATTGCCAGCATCGATGGCTTCCCAATGTAAGGATTGAAGCTTTACGTTCTTTCTTGGGTCATGAAGCAGTTCTGGGTGCCTCTCGATATATCGCACCGCAACATCAGGAAGCTTATTTTCCTGCTTAGACTCTACCTTTGGTTCGACCTTAGGTTCTGCCTTTTCGGCTTTTAATTGAGTCTCAAGTTCAAACTTCCAACCTTCGAGTCTGACGATCTCTGACTCCGCCCGCGCTAAGCGGCGCTGGGCATCTGCTAAACCTTTGAAATCACTAGCATTACCGGCAATCTCAACATCCTGAGCAGCCCGGTCTGCGTTAGCCTGAGAAGTAGCTAGATCGCTGGTAATCGCATTGTAGCTGGATTGAGTATTCTCTTTCTGAAGCTTGGTGACCTCAGTCTCGCGTTCTTGGGCGCGTTTAATAGCCTCATCGCGTTCCTTAGCAATCTGGGCGTTCTGAGTGCGCTGAAGTTCCTCCGATTTCTTAAGCTCATCCAGTTGCTTCTGGAGAGCTAGTGCGGGGTCTTCCTGCTTCTCAGGTTCCTTAACCTCGACTTCCGGTTCTTCTGGCTTATTCTCGTGTAGATCGGATTCCGGCTCTTTCTCTTTAGCCTCAAACAATCCAGACATGGACTCGCTTGGATCAAGCTCATCTATCGATGCTTTTGGAGCGGGGCGAAGGCGCGGCATGAATCCTCCTACAAGACCATCATCGGGTCTTCAATCATGGCAATGAAGTTGGTGTCCTTAATCATCCGGCAAGGCATCTTATTGACTTGCAACTGCCATCCGTCCCCAACTTTGAACACTATCCAATCACCAACTCTAACTCGCTGTGCATAGAGTGAGCCATCATCGGGATCAACAAAAGCATTAGGACCTAATTTAAGGACCAGACCTACCTTACCCTGCCAAACATCCTCTTCCTTATTGATGTCAGGGCGGATAATACCACCCCTGGTCTTTTCCGGTCTCATAAAGATTCCGACAAGAACCCGGTCACCCATCACCTCAAACCCGGATAGATCGCCAACAAAGTCAAGAATGGCCTTCTTCGGGTCAGAGGCCGTCGTTATAGCCTCAATAGCCTTAAATGGAGTTACTACGCTCATTTCCTAAATCCTGTTCTACATCCTCGCAAAGTGCGAGTGCTGTGCGTAAACCATAAATATAACCTACGCCTTCCTTATACTTCGGATAGTCATCGGCCTGCCCGACAACAAGGGAATCGGACCTGTCCTTGATGGCTTCCGTTATCTTCTTCTCAAGCAAGGCGTGGAATCTGGTAGTCATTAGCCCTTAATTGGTTTCAATCCATAGGCTTTCTTCTTGTCTAATCTACCAACTCCAGTCTCAGAACCACCTTTCATTTTGACTTTTCCACCGCGTTTCATCATTCCGGGCGGCTTCATGCCCGGAGGCGGCATTCCAGGAGGGCCTCCAGGGGGAAGGCCCGGAGGACCTGCCATGGGGGGACGGGGTGGTGCCATTGGCAGGCCCCCCGGAGGGGCACCAAGACCTGCTGGGGGCGCGTCCTGTTGTCCCTTACCGTTTAGAATGGCGATGTTCACATGATTGCCGTGCTTGCCCTTGGTCTTTCCACCACGGGCATATTTATCGAGACGGCCACCAGAAGCCTTGCCTTCAGGCTCCTCGGAGCCTTCGTGCTCCTTAAGCATCTTGCTAATGAGCTTCTTGTCTTCCTTCTCGTCGCTGTGGACCTTACCACCGCGCTTGAAGTGCTTAGCCATCTGGTGGGCTCGCTTCTGGCCACGATGCAGTTCTCTTAGATTGGCATATGGATGGGCCATCGCTTATCTCCCGGCTTTATGTGTATCAAAATTGGGATGCGGCTTTCCTTTGCCGCGAACCCAGCCATCGGCGTCATTGTCGTAATTAGCATCATGGTGGTCGTTGACGGCCTGTGGGGACTGCATCACACGAGCGGCCTCATCTAGTTTTGGTTGGTTGATAAGACCAATGTTTACCTCTTTGCCATAGGCTGGCTTGCTCGGAGCATCGGCCTTTCCGATGGCATCGCCATATCGTTCCTTGGCCGTCTGCTTACCCCACTCAGATGTGTTTTGAACCATAACCTAATCCTTCTTTGCTTTCGGTTTCACCTTAGCAAGTTGTCTAGCTGATTCAAGCTTCTGCTGATGCATCTCTTTGGCGTGCTGCATGTCCATCTCATGCCGCTCACGGTCGCGCTGCATTTCAGCCTGATGTTTTTCGTGATCCCGCGCTATTTCCTGGGATGACTTGACGCGATCATGCTGCATCTCATGAGCAGCCTTGATAAGCCCACCACGCAATTCATGCTGCTGTGCAACCTGATCTCCATGCATCTCGTTCATGCGGGACAGGTTCTCGTGATGGAGTTCCTGCGCCTTGGAAGCGGCATCCAACTGCATCTGGTGCTGGTTCATGGTGGCGTCTTGGTGGAGATCGTGGGCGTGGATGATGGCTTCCTGCTTGAGCTTAAGCTGCTGAAGCTGAATCTTCATAGCTTCGATCTTCTCTCTCGACTGACGCTCCTGGGCCTTATCGGCAAAGTTTGCCTGGGCTTCAGCCGCCTTGATCTGCGTCTGCATCTGCATGATCTGGGTCTTGGCCTGTTCAGCCTGTGACTTGGCCTGAATGGCTTCCATTCTCGGATCGGGTGGAGGCGCAGCAGGCGTCGGACGGAACAAGCCTTCAGGATCAATATCCACAATCCGCATGATCCGCATATCGACAGCGGTCGGGTCGTACAGGTCCGGACTGGCCTGTTGCAGCGTCTTGATAGCCATAGCTTTGGCAATGCGGTGCAGGGAGGTCGGGTTATTCGGATCGGCTACCGGGACAAGCTCGCAGACGTTCAGCGCATCTATGAACTGCTGTTTCTTCCATTGAATGGTTGGTTTCTTGTTATGACGCCAGAATGCTTCCGGGTCTTCCCTAAACCGTTCTTTGAGAAGTTTGAATTCTTCGGCTTGCGCTGCATGGAGGCGTTTATGGGCCGAATCCATAACCTTGGAGGCTTGTTCGATAAGGGCGAGGGTAGTACCCACGGGGGCGTCTTGCTTTCCTTCTCCGACGTTTGCGCTTGCTGTGGAGGCAAGGCGGCGGCCTGTTTCTTCCAATCCCTTGGTAAATGCGGCAAATGAAGCTCCAACCTCTTTGTAGGGAAGCGGCATAACGGCGTCTTGGATTCTCCCCTGAGCGCCGACATCGAGACCCTGACCTGTGCCGGGGGCTATGCGGAATGTGTTGGTGTTCTGCCTTCCGGCTCCCTTGGAGAACAGAAAGCCAGGGAAATTGGCGAACATGCCCGCGTCAAGTTGCAGGCGGGTAGCAGCCGTAAGTGCGGCGGTAAGATTACCGAGCAAATGAATAAAACCGAGTCCGTAGAAGCCCAACCCTCTGATAAAGGGAAATTGAACAATAAAATGTTTGGCAAGGCATTCTTCATCGTCTTCCTTCCAGTTCCTGCGGATGTCGAGAATCTTCTTGCTGGTTTCCTCGATTGTCACACGATACGGGAGCGGCAATCCTTTGCCCTTGAACTTCTTTGGGGCGTATTCCTTGATGTCAAGTTCGCAGTAGCATTCGTAGATCGTGTAATCCTGATCTTCAGGACGCTTATGATCTTCCTTTACCCCGGCTAATTCTTCCTTCTTCTTATCGACAGCAGTAGCCGGTGATGGAGTAGGATTGGAAAGTTCAACATCACGATAGGCACCGATGATCTGCATCCGGCGCAAGGTTGATTTACGCATCTTGATCTTATGCGTAACCCTGCTGGAGTTCCTGATGTCGGTGGCTGCATTGGAAACAATGATGTCCTCGGCATCAATGCTCTCGGATACCGGCCTGCGTCTTAGGGGGCAGTTATAAACTTTCTTGAATCCATCCCCGCCGAAGCCGACGTAGAACAGCATCCTATCCGTATCCGGGACATACTCTGTCGCAATGGTTGTCAGGTAGTGATTCATGTCTTTCTCTAAAGCCTGAGAAAGATCGTCCTTATTCTCCATGCTGTCGGCTAGATCGTGGGCAGCGGAGGTATCCTGGGATACGGCTTTCGGCGGTACAGTCGAGTCATTGCGGACCTTAACTGGACCCGCTGCTGGGAGGAGTTCTGCCCTTGCAGTAGCCTGGAAGGAAACCGTGGCTTCCAAAAGTAGCGGGTGTCTGACAACAGACATGCCCTCAAGCGGGGCAGAAGATGATCCTGCATCTGACCTGGGTTTCTCCAGCTTTAGCCCAAGGAGAGAGATACCCATAGCGCGGGTATCCAGCCATTCCTTGCGCGATTGATCGTCCTGCTGAATGCCTTCGAGGAGAGATGACGCAATACTTTCCAACTCCCCATCATCCATCGACTTGGATAGATTCTTATTGAAATCGGTATCTTCCGGTCCGTCGTCCTCATCATCGTGATCGCTGAAATCGATGGTTACAGAACCGTCAGGATGCTCAATCTTGATTGAGCTATCCTCGTCCTGTTCTTCCTGTTCATTGTTTGTAACGAGAGACAACGCTGGGGACGTTGCCTTTGGATATGGATCGTTGAGTGGCAGACTGCCTGTGCGGCGGGCCATCTATTCAGACCTGATACAACGGCATATTGGCCGTTGGAGACTTATAAGCTAAATCGTCTTCCACGTCACTCTGATACTCGCTCCTATTAAGCGCAAACCCTTGATCTCTCAAATAACGTAAAGCTTGCGACATAGAATCCACCAAGTCGTCGTGCGATCCCTTGGGGAAGATCGCCGCTTGGTTAATCATCATGTCGGCCCACGCCTTGTCCGGTGTGTAGATCATGCCACCAGAGAAGAGGTGCTGAATAGACTGTACCCTCGCCACCTTGTCCCCATAGACCTTCGGGTTGATAAGCTCGATTCCAAGTTTACCAGTACCGCTGAATAGGCGGATAAGTTCGTGCCCTACCGACATGCCATTAGCCTTGGCCTCGATGAGTAATCTATCCACAGGGAACTGTGGAACGTCCTTCGGTATGGTTCCCATCGTGCATATGTCTATAACCTTTTGAAATAATAAGCTAAATTCCAGCCTTCCCTCCCAGGCATAGATCAGCATGATCTTGGGGTTACCCTCGACCGGGACGATCGTCTGCCCATTCCTTTGCATCCATAGCATCCCAGTCTGCGATGCATCTAACTCATTGATAGCAATAGCTTCTCGGAAGACACCCCAGATGGTCAAAGCGGAGGGGTCGTTCTCCTCTTTGCTGGTAAAGGCTGTATCCAGGGAGGCCAGAATGAACTCGAATGGGGGGTAGGAGTCTTTGTCCCATAGCTGCCAATAGTCGCGCTTGATGATGGAACCGCCTCTTGGTTCCGGGGTCTGCTGCATCTGACCGGCCCAAGCATGGGGACCCTGGTCCCGCTTGTAATCCTCACAAACCTTCTCGGTGAACCTCTCCGGCCACGCCAAGACTCCATCTTCTACCCTTGGGTCTTCCCATATAACCTCTTGATCTAACTCATCTATTCCTATCACCGTGGTGCAATGACGGGATATATCGTGTTCCATCGGGATCATGAGATGGGTGTAGCCCATCTCCCTGGAGAGGGCCGTCCCACTTACGTCGTCCTCATGCAACCTCTGCTGGATGATTACGATTGAACTCTCTTCAGGGTTGTTCAGACGGGTGGGGACAACTTCCGTGAACCACATATTTGTGGTGAATCGGACCTGTTCCGACTCGACATCCATGGTGTTATTCGGATCGTCGATGATGAACCTGTCACCGCGCTCACCGACGCCGATACCCCCTACCGAGGTAGCCAGCTTCCAGCCCGTCCTGTCGTTAGCAAACTTGATCTTGGTAAATTGCTCATTCGATATCTTGAATCTGTCGCCCCACATCTTCTTATAAAGATCGCTTATAACGATATTACGGCAACGCATATTATCGCGTTCCGTCAAATGGTTAGAGTATGAAGCGCAGACATATCGTAGCCACGGCATGTTACGCGGCCCCCATTCCCATGCAGGCCACATCACATCCGTCAGGAGGCTCTTGGTGAATCCAGGAGGTACGTTGATGAGCAGCCGCTTGATATGGCCTTCTGTAACAGCCTGAAGATGGGTCGCTATCGCTTCGATAGCCCATCCACGGATGAACGGAATGGCTGGTTCCACTACCGGCCAAACGTATTGGCAGAAGTCGATAAGGCTGCTTTCCGCAAGCTCACGTTCTTGGATACGTTTTATCACATTGATGGCATTGCGAAGGACCAAGCCACTCATAAAAATTTCCCGGTGTAAAACTAGACAATAATGGTTGTTGTCCTCAAGAGCAACGGCATATCAAATCTCAAATGTATTTCCTCTCCGAGCATGATTACACCATCAGACGCCTGCGCGAATTGGAACCAGGAGAAAAACTGGTCTATTTCACCGGCTTTCTGGAAGAAGAAAGACTGAGACACCCTACTGGGATGGCTAATACCATCGCTGTCGTTGCCTACAGTCTCATGGAGCAGGGCAAGATTATCCTAACCCAGAAACGGATAAGTCCTCCAATCAATAGAGTTGGAAATGTCAGTTGGGACCACGGGGTTGGTAGCGGATTCTCTTACATCGCTATCGGAGCAACACCGAAAAAGAAATACGGCAACTGGAGGATCGATGACAAAAGAAAAGTTGAATAGATTAGAGGAGCTAGTATCGGAGAGACTCAAAGCTAGGCGCAGTCTTGGCAGTGCATCCTATGCCGACGGTGAAATCTTAATAATCTGGCAAGTTCTTTCTGACCTCATTCAACACCTGAATAACCGCAAAAAATGATTGTCACTCACCATCTTAAACTCCTTCCGCCGTCGATGGATTCAATTCCAAGGGTGGTCGGGTGGCTGAATGACAAAGACGTAATGCGATATTCGGAACAGCGTCACGGCAGCCACTCCATAGAGTCGCAGAAGTTCTACATCAATCTGATGTCGGAGCATCATAAGTACATGGAAATCCACTATGGAAACTCTCTCATTGGAACTATCTCAGCCCACATAGACCATCCCAATTCCGTAGCAGATGTCGGCATCCTCATTGGTGAACGTAAGGTGTGGGGCAAAGGATATGGGACTGAAGCATGGAAGGCGTTCTGCGATTGGTTGCTTAGCACTGGAATACGAAAGATAGAGGCAGGAACAATGGCCTGCAACATTGGCATGATCCATGTCTTTCGCAAGACGCAAATGCATGAAGAAGGCAGACGTTCATGGCACTTCCTAGTGGGCAATGAATTGGTGGACGAATCAATGTGGGCGCGTTTCATATGAGGCAATCATCAGCGTTCTACCACGGCGAAGCCGCAGCTTGGCTTGAGCGAAACATAGACAAACTGACCGGAGAGGATGATCCGGTTATGGAAGCAATGATCCTCTCCAAGATCAAGCCGAATAACGTCCTTGAGATTGGCTGCTCAAATGGATGGCGGCTAAAAACCATGGAAAAGAAATTCAAGTGTGCGGCGACCGGAATCGAGCCAGCCATCATGACCGGAGGAAACATTCTCCGTGGTATGGCGCACGATCTGCCCATAAAACAGCTACGATTCGATGTGGTAATCTACGGTTGGTGCTTGTACCTGTGCGACCGCGAGGACCTGTTCAGGATAGCGATGGAGGGTGATCGTGTTCTTCAGGACGACGGTTATCTCGTCATCCATGACTTCCATTCTGAGAACTCGTACCGACGCGAATATAAGCACAGGCAAGGATTGTTCAGTTACCACATGGATCACGCCCAGCTCTGGCTGGCGAATCCTGCATACACCCTATTCCGTCGCTACATGCACGGAGCCGGAGAAGACCAGACCTCCGTATCAATCCTGAAAAAAAACAACGTCAATGGATGGCCGCTGCATGACTAAGGTCAGAACCATTGGCGTGATAGGACTTGGATCAATTGGTAAGCGCCACGCTACCAACCTATGGCAGAAACTCGGTCAAACCGAAGTCATTGGTTATGACCCAGACAAGTCCAAGAAGTCTGGATGGACCTGTGACGACTTGGAATTTCTCATTAAGATGTCTGATCCAATTATTATTGCTAGTCCGACACGGATGCACTTTGACCACCTAAAAGCACTTGTATTCTCAGGGAAGAACATCTTTATAGAGAAACCAATTGCTGATTCACAGATTGCCTATGACTACATTAAAGCTCACTTAAAAGACCATGACTACAAAAATAACAAATGGATGGTAGGCTATAATCTCAGATGGCATAGTTGTGTTCGTAAGGCCAAGGAATGGTTAGATGCCGGAATGATCGGCAAAACTCTCTGGTCTAACTTCACTCTCGCTCAGCATAGCGAGAAGCCACCGTATCTCAGGGATGGTGTCGTCCTCAACTGGAGTCACGAAATTGATCTTGCCATTTATCTTCTTGGCAGTGGGAACGTGTCTGGTTCTGCTACTCGCCTTAGCGATGGAAAGGATGACATCTCAGACATCCTCCTTACCCACGAGAATGGTTGTCGCACGTCGATTCACCTCGATTATGTCACGCAACCGGAAATAAGACAGTTCCTGATTGTCGGAACCGGGGCTACCATCATTGCTGATCTGGTGCATCGTCTTGCATGGTTACGCAGAGCCGATGAGGTGATTATGGATCAATTCGAGGGGCAGGATAGTTGGGAAGAAAATTATGTGGAAGAAATGGAATCGTTTCTTGCACGATGCGATGGCAAGGACACTATCGGCTGCACTGGAGAAGAAGGTCTTGAGGTTCTTAAGGTATGCATCGAAGTAAGAAAGCAGGCAGGACTATGAAAATAGTAGCTATTTGCCAAGCAAGAATGGGTTCTACCCGCGTACCTGGGAAGGTCATGCGCCAGCTTAGCAACAAGCCTGTCCTGCGCTGGGCCTACGATAACATCAGGTGTTCAGCCTTCATCGATGAAGTGGTCATCGCAACGTCAACAGATCACAGAGATGATGTCATACAACAATACTGTAACGAGAATAAGATCGAATGTTTCAGAGGCAGTGAGACGGATGTTCTTGACAGATATTACTGGTGTGCAAAGCAATATCAGGCCGATATTGTCCTCAGGTTCACCTGTGATTGCCCATTCATTGACCCAGGTATCATCAATGAAGTCATCAAACTAAGGGAGATGATGGATGCATCATATGCGTCTAATTGCTACCCCCCTACTTATCCTGATGGTCTTGATACTGAGTGCTTTACCTTCGCCGCTCTGGAGTCGGCATGGAAGGAAGCAACTAGCCCGGTCGATAGGGACTGCCTTACGCAATTCATTGTTCGCAATAGATCACGTTTCAAGGTGGTCAACCTGACCTGCCCGCTGCCGGGATTGGACAGGGAACGGTGGGTTTTGGATACCGAGAAAGATTGGGAGTTCTGCAAAGCAGTAGCTACCAAATGCGCCCACACCGGAGCATCTTACGTCTATATCCGTAACTTCCTAGACAATTATCCAAATATCAGAGAACTAAATGCTGGAGGAATACGCAATGAGAGGTTTTACGAAGCGCTATCAGAAGAGCGACTATCCCCACGAACATTTACAGAGTCTGCCAGAGTATTCAACAGGGCCATCAAAACCATTCCGACTGGAGCCCAGACCTTCAGCAAGAGTCACATACAGTTCCCAGAAGGTCGCTCCCCACTATACGCTAACTATGGTGATGGTGGTTATATCTTTGATGTGGATGGGAGCCGTTACGTCGATCTTGTTGGCGCTCTGTATCCTGTCATTCTTGGCTACAACGATCCAGACGTTAACGAATCTATTCGCAGGCAACTCGACAACGGCATCAGCTTCTCCCTTGCCACCGAGCTTGAGTCCGAACTCTCAGAGCTTCTCTGCAAGCACATCCCCTGCGCAGAAATGGTCAAACTGGGCAAGTCCGGAACAGATGTAACAACAGCGGCTGTCAGGTTAGCTAGGGCCTACACGGGCAGAGAACATATTCTACTTGGAGGCTACCACGGTTGGTCTGACTGGTCTATTTCTTCTACTGACAGAAGGGCTGGAATCCCAGAAGATGTAAGAACTTTAACAACTAGAATTTCATCTAAAAAGATAAATTCTCTCCCTTATAATTTTATGCACCCGTACGTTATGGATGAAGTCGCCGCTATCATCGTAGAGCCCATTGATGATCCTGAATATTTGGATTGGCTGCGTGTAACATGCGACAAGCACGGCATCGTCCTGATCTTTGACGAAATCATCACCGGATTCCGCCATGACATGGGCGGAGCACAGGCTCTGTACGGTGTAACACCAGATCTCGCCTGCTTCGGTAAAGCTATGGCGAACGGAATGCCCATATCAGCCCTAGTCGGTAAGCGTAACATCATGGAGAAGATGAACTCACCGGATGTGTTCTACTCCGGCACCTTCTTTGGTGAGACTCTTTCCATTGCAGCAGCCATCGCAACCATCAAGAAGATCGAGCGAGAGAATGTGTGCGACTACCTTTGCAAGATGGGGGCTAGGTTGGAGCGTCACATCCTAGCTTCATTGAAGCATACCGGAATAAGCGACTACATCCTGATTGACGGCTGGTATCCCAACCAGCATCTCACCTTCCTCAACAATCACATCAGGTCACTATTCATGATGGAGATGGCTCAACAGGGTGTCCTTATCATTGCGTCGAATGCCCTGTCATTTGCTCATAAGGAACCAGAGTTCAAGAGGATATGTACCGCGTATGATAACACCTTCCGTGTCATTTCTGATTGCCTTCAGCGCGGTGATATTTCTCGTGTTGTTGGCGATAGTGTTGTGGAAGCTACACCATTGAGGGCTACAGCGTGAAGAATGTCTTAATCACCGGGGGAACCGGCTCATTCGGTCATGCCTTCGTCCGCAGAATCCTGAAAACAAACCCTGATCGCGTGGTGATCTACAGCCGCGATGAACAGAAACAAGACGTTATGGCGCGGGAGTTTCCGCAAAGCTGTATGCGGTACTTCATTGGTGATGTTAGAGATCAGGGAAGACTTGAGCTTGCCATGCACGGCATTGAGACAGTCATTCATGCGGCAGCCCTAAAAATCGTACCAATCTTGGAATACAATCCAACAGAGGCGGTGGCTACCAACGTCACAGGAGCCGAAAATGTCGCAAAAGCAGCAATTAGATCAGGAGTTAAGAGAGTTATCGCCCTATCTACTGATAAGGCTGTCAATCCAATCAATCTTTACGGTGCAACTAAACTGGCGGCAGAAAAGGTATTTGTGGCAGCGAATGCTCTGTCTGCCGGAGCCACGGCCTTCAGTGTCGTGCGCTACGGTAATGTTGCTGGCAGCCGTGGTAGTGTTATTCCTTTCTTTAGGAAACTTGCCTTAGAGAACAAGCCATTACCTGTAACAGACGTTAGGATGACCCGGTTCCATATTACCCTGGATCAAGCCATCGATCTCGTTCTGACCTGCCATAAGACGATGGTAGGAAGGGAGATATTCATCCCCAAGATACCGTCCTTCAAGATCATAGATTTGGTAGCGGCATTTGACACCGATCATATCGTGACCGGCATCAGGCCGGGAGAAAAGATTAACGAATGTCTTATGACCGAGGATGAATCTCGTCATGCCTTTGACCTCCATCCCTACTATCTTATTACTCTATCCAAGGAAAATTTCGGCCTGAGAGTCGGGGAGGGATTCCGTTACACGAGCGACACCAACTCGGAATGGCTTACTGTTCCGCAACTAAGGGAGATCGTATGCCAAGATTATCAAATGAAAAAATCGTTCGCCGCATAAGAAGTATCAGAACCAAAAACAACAAAATCTGGATGAAGTTATTGGTTCTCGCCTTTCAGAATCATCCCCACAAAGCCAAGCAGATTACCAAGCAGATAATACAATACGACAAGAGCGTAACCAAATGGATGGGCCGTCTCCACTAGAGCAGCTTCCAAAGTTCTTCACTATCGGAAGAACAGAAGGAATCAACATTGTTGATGCAATGCGGAAGCCATTATCAGGATATCTCGGAGGCATTCCGACAGGTGGTTATTGGGTCGAGCGGTTGGCATCAGAATGGTGCGATGCATTCAAGGTCAAACATGCTATACCATGTAACAGTGCAACCAGTGGACTATTGGCAGCATGTTTAGCCGTTGGAATCGGCCCGGATTCGGTGGTCTGGACGACCGCATACAGTATGTCTGCTACGGCTGCCTGTGCGAAGGTGTTAGGAGCACATATTGTGTTCATCGACATCGAGACGACTCGCTTCTCGATAAACATGAACAACTTCGGCTCTACCCCCCCGAAGGCTATTATTGTGACGAACTTATTTGGGCATCCAGCTTACCTACAATGCATTCGCTCTTGGTGCGACTCCAATAAAGTTGTTATGATTGAGGACAACGCTCAATCACCCTTCGCCAGGGAGGGAGGTCATTATGCCGGAACCATCGGGCACATCGGAGTCTTCTCTCTCAACATCCACAAGCACATCCAAGCAGGTGAAGGTGGCGTTGTTGTTACGAACGACAGCACTCTGGCACATAGACTACAAGGCGCGATCAACCACGGAGAGTTGGGAGGCTCTAGTCAGACAGGGCTCAACCTCCGTATCACAGAACCTACGGCTGCGATTGCCTGCGCCCAGCTAGTCAAGGCTCCTGTGATTATGAAGGGAAGAATAGCGCTCGCCGAAGAAATGATCGATATGTTTTATTCTCCTTGGGTTATTACTCCTGAGAGGGATATTGACTGCACTCACTCTTATTATATCGCGGCCTTCAGGGTACTGGACGGGGAAAGACAGAAGATTCTTGACAGGTTGTGGGCCTGTAACTTTCCAATCCGCAAGGGCTACTCACCGACGCTCAATCGCATATTTAATGGAAGTCCATGCCCAGTTGCTGAGAAGTTAGAGGATGAAGAACTTATCACCTTTGAGGTATGTTCTTACGATCCCAAGCCAAAGCATCTTAAGCATATGCGGGAGATTGTGAAGTGGGCAACAGATGACATTTGATTATACCCGTCTTGATTTGGCTGAGTTGGCGTGGGCTCGCGCCGATGGCGATGGCTACCTGAGCATCTCGCATTGAGGAATGTTCAAGTGCTTTAGGGGATTTAAGCCGTGACCAATTACAGAAGGATGGTGTGGCAATATTGGGCAAACCGCATTTCGGTATGGGTCCTTTGCTTATTGATTCTTTTAGATGCCGACGAGATTAGATGGGCCTTCAAATATCATTTTCCGTGGTGGGATGATGTTCTAATGCCGATAAGTTTTCTCGTTACCTATTGCTGCTGGTTCGTCAAACAACACACAGATCAGTATAGGTGGGACAAGTGACCTATTTCATCGCAGACATCGGGGCTAACCATGATGGTGAGCTTGAGCGAGCCAGGGAACTCATCAAGTTAGCAAAGGAAGCCGGTGCAGACTGCGCTAAGTTTCAGCATTTCAAGGCTGAGTCCATCGTGAGCCGTCAAGGGTTCGAGTCCATCGGCAAGAGCGCCCATCAGGCCGCGTGGGAAAAACCCGTTTATGAAGTCTATCAGCAATACAGCATCAACCGCGATTGGAACTCCATACTTGCCGAGACGGCTAAGAGTGTGGGCATTCATTTCATGACTACACCATACGACTTCGAGGCTGTCGATCAGGTCTTTGATTTGGTCAGTGGATATAAGATCGGGTCAGGGGATATTACCTATCTTCCGTTAATCAAGCACATCGCTTGTCAATGGAAGCCGGTTTATTTAGCTACAGGAGCCTCCACGATGGAAGAGGTGGAGATAGCCGTAAAGACGGTGCTCAGACACAATCATCAATTAACTCTCCTGCAATGCAACACCAACTACACAGGCTCACTGGAGAACTTCAAGCATGTCAACATTAATGTCCTGCGTTCGTATGCGATTCACTGGCCTCATCTTACACTTGGTCTTTCTGACCATACGCCTGGACATTCTTCCGTCTTGGGCGCTGTCGCGCTTGGTGCGAGTGTTGTCGAGAAGCACTTTACGGATGACAATACGAGAAGCGGCCCAGATCATGCTTTTGCACTTACCCATCGATCATGGAAAGAAATGGTGAAAGCCACTTGGGAACTAGAGATGGCTATGGGAGATGGGGTCAAGCGAGTCGAGAATAATGAGGATGAGTCTGTTATCGTCCAGAGACGGGCCTTAAGACTCAAGTCTGATTGCGAGAGAGGGCATCTCCTAAGTCCAGATGACTTTGAGATGCTCAGGCCATGTCCGGAAGGTGCTTATACCCCTGCCCAAGTTAATGAGGTTATTGGCGGGGCGCTTGTGCAAAGTCTGCCTGCCGGACGAGAACTCTATCCAGAGAATCTAGCTTAGTGGTATCTTTGTCGGGCGAGATTTATAGACACCATATCGGCTGTTCATTCCGATGGTGGTAGGACCGACAGTACCAGGGGTGGTTGGGCCTGATGTGCCAGTAAAATCCAAAATAGCTTGATAGCGTGGCGAGTTTGGCGTTTGCGTTATATATTCCATTGCTCCCCAATATTCACCAAACGTAAACGGGGCAACGTCATTGAAGTTATGAAACATGGTTATAGTAGCATTGCTATCCATGTTTTGCAGGAAAGTCAGAAACACTGTATAGGCTGATGAACTGCGCCAGAAGTTTTTCCAGAGAGTATCAAGGTCGCCTCCTTGATGGACGGATGAAACGAATTGTTGTCCGCCTTCATAGCATGACAATGTAAGTCCATTGGTGACAGCAGTTGCGTAATTAACTGCAATCCAACCGGTAACCCCGCTTCCGCCAGGAACTGCGGCATCAATTCGATATTGACCGCTGGAGGGATAGTTATCTACAATCTGCCAACCTCCATCGATAGCATTGAAGCATAAAGCCATAATATAACCTGGTCCGACATTATTTAAGCCTATCGCAGCATGGCGCGACAGCAATGGAAATGATGAACAGGAATCAACGACGATAGTTGCCCCTGCATGACACAATGTATCAAATGTCCCGCTCACTATCGTCATGTCAGCGGGTGTGCCTGATAGACCCAAGCTACTTGTCAGCGTGTAAGTTGCACCACCATCTGCGCTGTGAATGGTTCTTCCGCCACCATCGTAGGGAATATCTCCGCCGTTAAGAACAGCGTTGGCAACTTTTACAACTCCAACGGAAAGATTATTATGCCACGCATAAGGCATGTCCGTCCACGGATTGCTGGCATCGTAGGCGCTGAAATAAGGAGCAGTACACAATTCATCTACGTTGGAAGCCAGCGTTCCGTTGTATCCTATTGATGTCATGCTGACCGGACCAACAGACTGAGACTTGTTGACAATCCAAGTAGTTCCGCTTCCAGATTGGATGTATGTCTGCGCTGCAACACCGGAACCAGTGACAAGAGTATGAGGTGTGATGGTATTGGTAACGCCGCTGACTGTAAGCGTTGTGCCGGATATGGTTCCGGTAAATGTTGCCGCCAACAGCGCCGTTGAATCAAACCAAGTCTGCGGAAGCATAGGTCCTTGAATAGTCCCGTTATTGCCTGACCAGCCGCCGAATAATCTTATGACACGCGAGGCATCGCCGCCCCAAACGTCCTTCCAAATGTTGCCGACTTGGGCAGCGCGAAGGCCCCCATATTGGACAACAAACGTAAAATTACTCGCTCCCCCTAAGCCTCCGTTATTATTCGCTTCTAAATCCAAATTCGACATACAGGCATTGACGTTGAGATGGACATTGATTGTTTCTGAACCAAACGTCAGATTGCGGCTGATGTTATAAGTCCCGGTGCCTCCAGTTCCTGTTCCCAAGCTAGTAATGATTGCTGGATAAGAACCAGCAAGCGCAGAATCACCGTGCCCATCATTGCTGCCGTCTTCCAACCAACATCCGTTAATACCAGCAAATAGTTTGCCTCCAGTAAGTCCGGCTACGGAAGTAACATTGAGGACACCAGCAGCACAGCTTGCCGTGATCGTACCAAGAAATACACCGAATTGCCCCTGGTTCCAAACTTCGTTGGAATATTCGACGCGAACGTTGTGAGGCGAAACAAGTTTGTAAGTCGCATCGCTGTGTACGAACGTCGCAAGCTGCAAAACAAAATCATCCGTTGCCAAACCAGGCATACAGATGTGCATATCCACGCCTAACTGATTGCAGAGTGCACACATTACCTCATAGGGGACTTCGCTCTTTCCTCCGCCCTGATCTGGGTTGGGTGTGACACCAAACTTGGTCGGGAAGTTGAAACCATCAACATAAGAAACCCATCCCACTGGACGGCGATCTGCCCAATCAACTTGGCAGCTTGCAATCGTTGCGCCCCAATCCATGAACCGGATTGACGAGTACGGGGCCATCTTGGCTAGGAAGGTTGGATTAAACCCTCCCCAAGGCTGACCGCCAGCCACATTGCTGTTATAGAGCGCCTCTCTGGTTCCTACGCCATTGACGCCGACGGTAGTTCCTACGCCAGTGCCAGCAGTAGAGGCAACGTCACCGACATTCTCAACGCCGCCCCAAATCAGGCGGAAGTTAGTGGCGTGTGGAGTTCCTGTCGCGGTCTGCCATATTCTGATGGGATTCCCGTTGTTAGATGTGGTTAGAAGCCATCGTCCTGAAGCGGCATTACTGCTATCCACCGAAGTAACAGCACTATTCGTAGTGAAACTGAATGATGGTGTGCCACCGTTGAGGTCACACATGAAAACATAATAGTTTCCGGTTGGATTCGACGACCATGCGCCGCCATTAATCATCATCTGTAGAGCGCCGAACGTGAAGCCGCTGAATGACGTGCAGTATCCGTTAGCGTCCAATCCGGTCTTGTAGAGTGCGACTTCTTCTCCGGTGTCGCTGCCATTCGGAGAAGTGTAGGTGAAATAACCGCCCATTACCTTGAGTTCATTCAGGAATGGGCGTTCAGTGGCATTGCCAGCATCGAGTGGAGTCAGGTTGGTGCCGATCCGCATCGTCACGGGGCACCCCAATAACTCTGCCAGCTAGTACGAATGGTCGTTATATCCGTACCGCTTAATGTCGTGTTCTGGAAGAAAATGACTTCGGCAATATGGGCATTACCGTTAAAGATCCACAGGTCGATTTCGTTGATGGTGACGTTGGCTCCGGCATTTCCGTTGGTTGTTGTTCCGTCAACGACTATGCTCGAACTTGCCCCATTGAATGTCCCAAAGAACGAATGCAAGCTGGTGTCTGCTGCCACGGTGCTGGGCATGAACGACCCGTTACTCATCCCAAAGAACGTGCTAGCACCCTGAATAAGGGATTCTAGACCACCATTAAAATCTCCGAATATTACTTGGTTATTTGCAACCGTGTCATATCTGGCCAAGATAGCGAACGAAGTTGGTCGCGCAAACCCAAGTGCTCCGCTGGAACTGAACAAGCAATGAGCCGTCGTTCCCGCTGCCCATACATGACCGTTCTGGGTTATGTTGGCGCTGCCCGTCACAATCAATGGAATTTGTGTGCGGGTTCCGTTGTTATTAGTAACCGCCGTTACGGTCTGGTCGTACCAAGTATCTATGCCAGCGGCAGTCGCGCCCGCACCGGAAACCAAGGTAGCAAGCGCGCCTGTATCCAAATCCGTTCCGGTAAACCCTATGTCCGCATTGCTATCGGTTCCGTCCGTTGTCCTCGCCTTGAGGGCTTTACCAGCATAAGCCGTGCGAAGTTTTCTGCTGCTATAAGCCATCGTTGCCGTGGCTGTCAGTATACCGGGATCGAGAAGAAGGGATGCACCGGCAGCAGGAACCACAAAGGACGTATTGGTGCCCCCTATGACGTAGGGCCTGCTCATGATTCTGGTGTCGGACATGGAAAATCCTAGGGCTGCTTAACCCTAGTATCACTCATTCATCGTCATTTAGCTAGATGGAGGTGTCAGTGCGGCAGCAGCAGCCGTCAGATTTGCGGTCGCAGTCGTCACCTGGGTATCGAGCGCATCGATGGCCGGGTCTGGACTTGCACCCTGGGCCGCAGCGACAGCCGCTGTGATCTCGGCAACGCCAGCCGCGATGAGAGCCTGAACGTCCGCTACGAACTTGTCGAGTTGAGCCTTGGTAGCCATTTGGAATTTCTCCTGGTTTGAGATGAGAGTTCTTGCCCACGGAGGTGGGCCGTACTGGCGTCTAAGGTAGTCTATGAGATTCATTTTACTACCCTATAACCAGATTCCGTGATACATTCGTGTATCGCCCGAAAGGGCGTGTCAGGGGATCGACTTTGATCCTCCGTCTCCCGGCCTACTGAGCCAGTTAAATGCTGGCTCCTTTTTAACAGCAGTCCCCAATGCCCTTATACATAAGGCCAATGGCTACCAGGAAAGCGAGGAACGAAAGAACAAGCAGCACAAACTGATTACCAGGATCAGTGAGAGGCATGAAGGAATTGACCGATGAAGTTCAGCACATTGCTGGCAATCACAAACCCCATACCAAAGCAAAGCCCGAAGAGAAAGTTTTCAATGGCTTTTTGCATAGTAGCCTCCATGAATGCCTCCTGAGGAACCATACCACAGACTTTAAGTTCCGTCTGTATCATTCATTACCCTACAACTTTTTCAGATTTTTTTTGGCTCTCCACTTCTTCATGTAGGCCCGTTGGTAAGCGTTGCGGTCAAACTTGAGAGCCTTCTTCACCTCATCAGCCCTGGCCTCTGTACGAGCGTCTGTGACCATCAGGCGGGCCATCAGTTCATCACACACCATCATCGTCAGAGCATTCCTAGGCTGATCCCTCCTCAGCTTAGCTATCGCTTGCGTTAGACTAATACTATCCATGTTGTTAGTCTATCGTTAGTCTAATGGGTGGTCAAGTTTTTTGTATAGATTTTTGGGGGATAAGCCCGTGGAGAAGGGAAAAAATTTGCTGGAGTCCCGCTCCCATTAGCGGCTCCCAGGGGAGCAGTACGGCTCCCCTTTATGCTTTACTTGTCAATGGGTTAGCTGGGCTACTTAGCCTAGCGCACCCATTGCTGGCGTAGCTCTCTGAGCGTAGCCAGTGCTGCTCGCTACAGCGCTCTCGTCGCTTCGCTTGAGAGAGCGCTTTCGCTCTCTCATTGCACAGGAGCTAGCACATGAACATCAACGATATCAGAGACTTGCATCCAGAGGACGTAGCCAAGCTGCGTCTGATGCTTCAGATGTTTCAGCAGACTGAGGCCGAGACGCAACCGCGTCGTAAAGGCCGCACCTACCTCAAAGGTCTCGTCGTGGATGACGCGACTGAGGGCAAGCTCAAGTTCGCGTCACTGACGACGAAGACCTTCAGGGATGCGGGTTATTTGGATGCGGTAGCGCATCAGAATATCTTCACCGTTCGCAAGTGGAGCGAGCGTGGATTCCGCATCAAGACCGGCGAGAAGGCTGTCAAGGTTAAAGGTCTCGTCATGTTCCATGTCAGTCAGGTCGAACCGATTGCCTTGCAGAGCAAGGCTGAGGTTCGTGAGGTGACTGACGAGATGGTAGCGGCCTATCTTGCGAAGCAGGCCGCTGCCAAGGCGAAGACTGAGGCCGAAGCCGCTTCGGCTTATGGCCTCGGCTACTGAGTCTTACGACTGCCTAGAGCATCCCGCTCTAGGCAGATTTCCTCTCTGCACGGAGTTGCTACGATGGAGATGATTGTGAAGCCGTTCGCCGCCGCGATGTTGGCCTACTTCGGCAAGTTGCCGGGTCAGTCCAACACGCAGTTCATGATCGAACTGCGGGCTTTGGACGACGCCGACAAGGCATGGTTCGCTGCGAACCTGCCGTCGGTCGGCATCACCGTTCAGCAGGCTGCCTAAGCCTGCTGGTCCTGGACATGACGCTAAACTGTCCATTCCTCTAACTCACGGAGACACGCTATGCGTGACCGGATAAGCGATGCTCAGCTAGTGGCTGAGATCGCGGAAGTGATTGCGGATGAATTAGCTGCAAAGCAAATTCATCTTAGCAATCAGTCCGTTGCGAGTCAAGTCCGCAACGGTGCATTCGAAGGTCTCACCATAAGTGAGACCGAAGAATGGAACGAGTATCTCGATTCTCTGAGTCAGTTCTCTGACGAAAACGAGATACTCTGGGACGATGTGCTACTCGCCGATCCCGAAGAGATCGACGATGGTAACTACTCGCCGAATGTTCCGGCGAGTTGGAAGCGGCGTAACGCCGCGTAATCTAACCGCTCTGGGCGTAAATGCCCAGAGCATTCAAGGAGATCATCCTATGGATGACGACGTTTACATTCCCGATCCGTGGGAAATGGATTACCTGGCCTTCCAGGCCGAGTGGTTCGCTGAGTGGGATGCAGACTTCGACGAGTCGAATGTCTGCTCCGTACCTGAGATTCTGATTGATCTGAATCTCAGTGAGTAAGAATAGCCCTGTGCCTAACGGCACGGGGCTTTTTTTATGGTCGCCGCTAACGGTCGCGGGCTCACATCACGCACGAACTACGCGCCCGCATAGCTTGAACTACGCGCTCATTGACGGACAAACAGTGAACATAGCGTGAACTACGCGCTAGTTCACTGAATCTGAGGGGGACTGAGCCTTAGCCAAACTGTCAGATGCCTCGCTTTGGCCTTCAGGAGGCGACTGAGCGATTTTGAAGGCATTGGCTAGGGCAAGGGCAGCCTCAGGGCTAACTAAATCCTTGACGGCCTCTAGGACCTCAGAGAGCGTATTCATATTCTCAAAGTCGCCAACCTCACCTGTTTCAATCCGGTCGCGCAGTAAGCCTACAAGTTTAGCTTGAGCCGTAGCGGCTACCGTAACCTCATTGGGCTTGTCTTGAGCTTTAGCTGATTCGATGGCCCACTGATAATCGCTCAAGATTTTATCTTCAGTGATGTCAGCACGTTTAGCCATTTGAACCCTAAGCTCCTCGACCCTAGCCCTGACCCCGACGCGCTGGTTCAGTAAACACCAGCCATTGATCCTAGCTGTATGGCCTTTTTGCCCATAGGCTTCACGATAAGCCGCAGCCGCGTTGTTTAGCTTTACATACGCGCGAGCGAATTTCTCATGCCGATGTAGTTTAAGCTCAGGCATGTAACCCACTATAAATCCTAAAGACATTCAAATCAAGAGGGACAAAAACCCTGCCCTGCTTCTCTCTCTGCTACGCAGAGAGAAGCAGGGCTTAAGGCCCCGACACAGGAGACTATAAATGCGAATCGACCAGCAACACGCTCAAAAGTACATCGACTATCTCGTGTGGCTCTATAAAGAGCTTAACGACTGCTACAGCGATCCCAACCGTTCAGTTAAATTGCCGCCGAAGCAACTCCCGTCCTTCAACGAATGGGCTGCCAATATCCTTGGAATGCCAGTTGAAGCCTATTTAGCCTAAGCCCACCACAACCACTTGCTGCTCTCTCCTCTCTTCCTATGGAAGAGGAGAGAGCAGCTAAAAGCACTCCGACGACGCCGCTAAACACAGGAGAGCCACATGCGAAGATTACTTTACCGGCTGCACAATGCCCTAGGTGATTACACGGTTTGTGGTGAGATCGACTGCCTGATAATCCCGGCCCTCAGGCTCCAAAGGTTTCTGGCCAGGACATTCCACCTTAATTGGTGGGGATTCGATGACAAGCCAATCGAATCCTTCATCTGGCTGAATGGAAAGAAAGTGGTATTCTAATACAGGAGAACGCCATGAACTGGATCATCGTTAACTCAGACGACGAATCCTTAGCTTGGAATAATGACCTGGGCTGGACTGAGGATGAGTTCGATACCTTTAGCCCTGAGGAACGCGAAACGCTTAATTTACCAATTAATGGTGAATGGCGGCAAATAATGTGGGCTAAAGAATAAATAATTAAATAAACCCCGCCGAAAACCCTGCTGCCCTTCTCTCTCTGCTGTGCAGAGAGAAGGGCAGCTAAGGCCCCACAAATCCCCGCTATAAACACGGAGACTGACCATGAGCTTCAGGGATATGTTTGACATGGAACGTCGGCAACTGGACCTCGAAGGTGAACTCGACCTGTGCTGGAACGATCTCAACCTCGAATTGGCTAAAGGCGAACCCAGTCGTAAACGGATCGACCAGATTTTCGATGACATCATCCGCTTTACCGACCAAATCGACGATCTGGAACACCGTCTGTCCAGTGCCAATTCCTACGACGATATGGCCTTAACCGCCTAGGAGGCATTCAATGGGAATGTTTGAATGGCTTTGGAATTTGCTGTCGGATAAATGCGATATGCCAGGATGTTGCCGTAAAGGCGTTCGCGGTAATGAGAATTGCATCGCTGGCAGGATCATTTGTGATTACTGCTTTAGCAAAATAATGCAGCGAAAACCAGTAAAATAGCTGCCCCACCATCCTGCCCTGCCCTCTCTCTGCTGTGCAGAGAGGGCAGGGCTAAGGAGCCACCCCCCACCACCCCATAAACACGGAGAATGACATGAATGCTCAAGTCCAGGAATTGTTGAAGGCTCTCGGTATCGTCGCCCCACCGGCCAGAGGCCGTAAGGCGAAGAAGGCCAAGGGCAAGCGTGTCCCACTGACCGACGAGCAAAAGGCGGTCTATAAGGTCAAGAATGCCGCCGAGTGCATCAAGGTCTTTACCGCTGCCGGTTATGCAGACGTTCAGCCCTATGTGAACGTGCTGCCTTACGGTGGTGGACGGACTCCCGGTTGGCTCGAACAGGGCCGTAAGGTCAAGGCCGGAGAGAAGGCCGTTCGAGTGAACGGATACCCGCTCTTCCATATTGGGCAGACGGAAGAGATCGCGGCCATTCAGGTCGCCGTCTAAGTTTAAGCTCCTGTGCCGTCCTGAGCATGACGTTAAACGGCTCATTATTAAGCGAACTCGCAAATATCCGGGGCCAGAGTGCGTTGGATATGCCGCTCTGATTACAGAGCCGCAGCGAGTTCACCTAATAATTGCTCCCGTCGTCTAATGGCTTAGGACGCTTGCCCCCTCAGGCGAGAAATGTGTGGTTCGAGTCCCATCGGGAGCGCCAATTCAAGAGCCACGCCGCTTAGTCAGCGGCTAGTCGGGTGGTCACGACACCGACGATGGAAGCTGGCTGAAAACCAGCAAATAACGTGGCTAGGCTTGCAGTGTGGATCGGCCCGCGATGGCGGTAGCGTTAGGGGGTGATACGGGAATGTCCGCCCCCCGCCACTAATTCACGGAGGATATTATGATCCGCGCTGATGTTCCAACCTATACGCATGTCAACGCTTGCCCTTGGTCGGGTGTGGCTTGTGAGTGCGCCACATTCCCTTGGCTTGATGGCAAGAGCCAGTTGCCGGAGGGATGCGGTAAACTGATACGGGACAAGATGCCCGTAATGATTGAGTTTCGTAAAATCCCAAAATAAACCACGGAGGACTGACATGAATACAAACAACCCACTAAACCTGAAAGTTGGTGATCGTGTCGGCTATCTAGCTGGCGAAGGATATTGTTTGCAGGAATACAGCGGTAAAATCGTCATGTTCACTGACACCGCTGTATTTGCTCGCGTTAAATGGGATAATGGAGAAGGAGACTTCCATTTACCGGGGCCACCGTGCCATTTAACTGGCAGCAGCACCGTTCGCACCACCGATTTGACACGACGCACCTGTGCAATTGGTAGCGTTCAAGATGTGCTGAACAAGGAAGGACCAAGCCTGGATTGGCATGACCAATGAAACCCTTTAGCTCAGGCAAAACTAAATATCGCATGAGGCTTTACTTCGAGGATGAAGCGCCCCGCATAGGCTGTGGATGGCGCACAGTTGAAGTTTCCATTGGCTACAAATGGGTTAGAATTAAAGATGTGGCCAATGGCAATCGCGCTAAATTCAGCTTGAAGGACTTCGAGAAAATAACGGAGGGTAGAGGATGGCAGCTAGAGAGCGACCATTTACACAGTTTGGTGCGGAAGTCTGCGGTTTCAGGGCGCGTCTAAATGCCGGTGTTTGCCCAATATGCGGCGGTGAAGTAGATCAGCGATTATTCGTATCCGATATTGAGCGGTCTGAGTTTGAGATTACCGGAATGTGCAAAACCTGTCAGGATAAACTGTTTATCCGGGAGGACCAATGAACACTTTAATCGAATGGACAGTCGTTACCATCGTTTCGGTATTTGAAATCGCTTTAATCATTGCGTTTGTTGCCGCTTTGTTGATTTGGACGGACTACCTTGCTGCAATAATAAAATGAAAGGGAGACACATGGATAACATCAAGATCGAGAAAAACATTAAAATACCCGCCATGTATGGCAGGTACAGTAAATATCCGTTTGGTGAAATGAAGGTTGGCGACTCGTTCCTGATTGAACGGGCCGATGAATTAGGCAACCTAAGGCAAGCTGCCTCGCATTGGGCAAGACGTAACGGCGGTAAAGCCAAGTTTTCCATTAGAAAATGGGAAAAAGCGTTTCGCTGTTGGAGAGTCCAATAAATGAATAAAATGGTAGCGATAGGCGATTTCCTGACCGTTCAAGAGGTTAAGGAGGCCGTGCGGCTTTATCTCGAAGATAAGGATAAATTCCACAATAAGTGCGTCGATGAAATCATAAAGCCTAATATCGAGCGAATCTGTCAAGGCGTTCAGGGTGACGTTGACCCGGACTATTTAGCCTATGCGTTGGAATTTGCCTTGATGAACTGCAAGATGCCCTACATTACGCATTAATGCAGCGGCGAATCCTCTTCTTCTCTCTCTCTCACTTCCGTGAGAGAGAGAAGAAGAGAAGATTAGTGGCGGCGACACCGCCCCGCTCTTACCCCAATAGCTCCCATCGTCTAGTGGCCTAGGACGTTGCCCCCCTCAGGGCGAAAACGGATGTTCGACCCATCCTGGGAGCGCCATTTCCTGAAACTGCACACGGAGACTGAAATGAACTTTCAGATCATGCAGCATAACGGGGGTCGTGACTTTATCCCCGCCATCGACGAGAGGACCAATAAGCCGCTCATTTACAATGACGCCAAGAAAGGGGCGATCATTGCTGCCAACCTGACCAAGACTAAAGGCGTCAAGTTCCAGTTAAGACCAATGGCTGAGATGATTGATTGGCATGAACGGGAACGCAATCGCTTCAAGAGCGGTGCCTATAAGCCGGTCCTTTGGGTCAATGAGGATTGGTGGAAAGAGATCGACGGCCACTTTGCCCATATCGCGGTGAAGGACCCGACTCGCATCGCTTTCACTCCCGACAATGAAAAGGGCAAGGCTGATCGTCAGACAGCGATGCTGCCCGGTAAATATCTCAAGCAGTTTTTCGGTAATGTTTTGAATGCCGAGCAAATTCGGGATTACGCAATGCAACACAATAACGAATTCGAGCAGAATGAAATCAAATGGGCTCGAACGGCTGAGGAAATCGAACACGTTTACAAGGTCGGCCCCGGTGGTTCCTGCTTCAAGGGAACCAACAAAGCCAATCTTTATGCCACCGAGGATTTTGCAGTCGCTTATCTGCAAGACGAGGACGGCAGGATTACCGCAAGGGCTGTCTGCGCCGTTGGGCGTAAGGTGTTTCCTTATGCTTATGGCGACCGATATCGCTTGCAGGATTTGCTGATTAAGGCCGGTTACAAGGCCAGTACGGATGGCTCAGATTATAATGGGCTGCGATTGCTGAAGAAATGGCATTGGGACGGTTTCTACACCGACTGGTATCCCAACCGCTGCATCAAGAATGATCCCAAAAACCCGGAGTTTATGATCGTTTATTCCTGACACGGAGTGACCAATGAAATACCAAATACTGCGAATGGAGACGATTGGTACTCCACCGCTGACTCGTAACGGAAATGTCCTGACGTTCGACGATCCCGCTGAAGCTGCCCTTGTCGCTAAGGATTTGCGTCAAGCCGGTCTGAACGAAAAGCTCTGCGTCAAGCCGGTCATCGACGATGAATGGCGAATGAGAGAACAGACTCGCGTCGTTGATGGCACCTATCGGCCTTTACCGTGGCACAATTCCGGTTGGTGGAATGCCGATACGGTTTTTTCGATCCATAAGGATCACTTTGCCCATGCTTCGTTGGAAAAGCCTGGTTACATCGCTTACACCAAGAATGAAGAAGATGGGGCTAAGGACAAGCAAACGCTGTTAAGGCCCGGTGCCTATCTCAATAAGTATTTTGAGAAGTCGTTCAGGCATTATGGCTACAGCGAACGGCAACTCGTCGATCAGTTCATGAAGATGTATGGACCGATTGATGTGAACTTTGCCACGACGGAAGATGAAATCCTCCATGTTTACGATCAAGTTGCCACCTGCCTTTATGGCAAGCACTGGCCGAATAACATCCATCCAGCCACGCTTTATGCAGCCGGGGATTTGCAAATCGCTTATCTCGGTAAAATGGATGGCAGGATCACGGCTCGAACCGTTGTTTGGCCAGAACGGAAAATCCACAGCCGGGTTTATGGAGACATTGCCAGGTTGACGCAAGGATTACAGCGCCTCGGCTACAAGTGGGGTGCTCCGATTGGTGCAAGGCTCAAGCGCATTCAATATCGGGAGACAAAGTTTGCTGGTGGTGCGGTGCCGTCAGGATGCTTCCTGGCTCCTTACATCGACAAGAAGAACCAGCAAGGTGGTGGTCATCTCTCGGTAAAGGATAACGGGGAACATCTCATTATCTGTGCTGAAGGAGAACTTGGATCGCATCATTGTGGTGGAGCAGATGGTCTAAGCGGCCAATATGTTCCTAGGGCCGATGAACACCCAACCTATTCCTGTGATCGGTGTGAGGAGGCAGGATTCCTTCAGGTAAACACGATTTACACCGACTCCCCTGAAGATGGAAACGATGGCGACATCGAAATGTGGTGTGATAATTGCCGGGATAATCACTCTAATTATTGTGAGTATTCTGGCCGTAACTTCACCAACGATGTGCCAGTCGTGGAAGTCGGTGGTCACACTTGGATCGAGTATTACGCCGATATGTATGCTCAACGCTGCGAAGGCAACGGTGAGCTTTACATGAAGGACGATCTAAAGCGAGTCCATTTCCCCGACGGCACCGTTAAGAAACTATCGCATCCTTATATCCGTGACCATCTTGGCCGTGTCTATAAGTCTGAACTCACCAACTATTTCTTCCCCGCTAATGAAATTGCCCAGGTTATGAACGGCGTGGACTACCGCCATATTTGCTCAAAAGCGGAACTCAAACAGCGGGCTTTCCAGTGCGATGGATGCGACACTTACTGGGTGCTGGAATATCGCCGTCAGCCGTTCGATGACGATAGGCTTTACTGCCCGACCTGCGCTACCAAAATCAAGAATGGGGACATTCCCATCTCCAAATCACGCAAAGCATTTGAAGCTCAGCACTTAATCGCTGCCGAATAATCCAAACACATTAAGGAGATGCCATGACTTCGTTTGAGAAGGAGACGGTTGTTGTCCAAGAGACACCACCCGAAACGAAACCTGAGTCAAGGTTCAAGGCCAAGCCCGCTCTATGGGAAGAGGCCATGCGGTTTGCCGATATGCTGACCTATTGCAGGCCACATCAATCGCGAACAGAGAGCAGGTTCCTCAACGACTATATCCGGCCTGTCGGGATCAAGTTCGACAAGAAGGGCAATATGCACAAGAAGATCGGTGATGCCCCGATCTTGTGGTCGTGCCACATCGACACCGTTCACCAAAAGAAAGGCTTCCAGAAGATCGAGTACTGGATCAACAAGGACGGCGACACATTCCTAGGAGTTCAGAACGGCGAGAAATCGTCCTGTCTAGGTGCCGACGATACTGCTGGCGTCTGGATGATGCTTGAGATGATTAAGCGTGGCGTGGAAGGCCATTACATCTTCCATCGCGGCGAAGAGTGTGGCGGCATAGGCTCAAGATGGTTAGCCAAGACCACTCCCGATGTCCTTAAGGATATCAAGTATGCCATTGCGTTTGATCGTAGGGATACAGGCTCGGTCATAACCTATCAGGGCGGCACTCGCTGTTGCTCTGATGAGTTTGCCGACTCGCTGATTGAACAGTTGGGAATGAAGCACACCAAGGACAAAGGCGGAGCATTTACGGATACCGCCAGTTACGTCGATCTGGTGGCTGAATGTACCAATATCTCTGCGGGTTACTACAATGCCCACTGCCCATCCGAGAACGTCAACATCGACTATCTCTTCAAGCTAAGGGACGCCATCTGCAAGATGGATGTGTCAAAGCTGGTTGAGAAGCGTAAGCCAGGAGAGAACACCAGGGAGGTTTACACCTATACCAGTCATTACAGCGATTACGATGATTGGTCTATGTGGGATGGCTACGGCAGCAACAAGACTCGCCCAGAGGGCGCTCTCGATTACAGCGAAATGACCCAAAAGTGCCCCGATGGGTGGACTGGTAAATACCAATACGACAGCCAGGTTGGTTACTGGATGCCGATTGGTTGGGCCAAGAAAGACAAGAAAGACCTTGGCGTTACCAAGACATGGTATGGCGGTCAGTATTACTCCCAATACAAATCCACATTCCGTGAAGCCGTCAATATGGTTCGCAACAATCCGGCCATCGTTGCCGATCTGCTTGAGACCCTTGGATATGGGCCGGACGAACTGAAGCAGCATATCCAAAAGACCAACGTCAACTACCTTCCGTTCTGATGCATTCCTACACTGCACATCTAAGACGGTGTGCAGTAAGGAGCGCAAATGCTTCTTGGTGTCACCAACCACATGGAGAAGAGGATGAAAGACATTGATACTGCCCTAACGAAACTGATTAAAGGCTTCGAAGGGTTCACTGATGAATTGCGAAACATGGTCAATGGCCATGATCAAGAGGCCGCTGCCGATCTCGGCGGTTATGAGGAAAACTACGAACCCGACGCTGATGCCGGGTTTGCTGAAGAGAATGACGATGCCCCTCAGATGCGTGAGGACATCGACGACGACACGATGGTTACGTTGCGTAGCGGAGACTTGCGTAAGGTGATCGATTCATACCGTAAGCTGGTGCGTTATGCCAGAAACGGCAAGATTCCGACCCAGGAAGAGCGCTTCAAGCTTCACCAGAGTATCAAACGAGTGAAGCACCTCATCCGCAAGCCTGTCTAATCTGCTCCGTGTGGAGTCTGGATTAGTCACCTAGGCTCCCCTCGATACCCTCCGGTGTAACAGCCGGAGGGGGTTGGGGTGAGTCCAATCAGGAGAAATTCATGTTTGAGATACGATGCATCGTCAGTGATAAGAAACTGGCCGATGTATTAAAGGCAGTGAACGGATTGACGCTGGAACCACCGGCTGTCTTTCCAGGCGAGGTAGCCAACGGTCATTCCCCACCACTCAATGACAGAGCAACAAAGTATGCTCAAGGTGGGGCAACCGGGATGCTACAGGCTTTCATTAAAAAGACCAAACCTAAGCAACTTTCGTCGAGTCAGCTAAAGAAATTTCTTATGGATCATGGCTATAGCGACAACGGCTACAGCTATGCGCTCAAGCGATTCCTTGAACGTGGCGTCCTTAAGAAAACCAAGACGCCCTATCTTTACGAGGTAAGAAATGGCTAAACGAACGATCATTACCCCCTACAGAACTTATATGTTTAAGGACAAAGACCCGGCGATCTACAAGATCAAGACCATCCTATCGGATTCCGGGAAGAGTTATTGGGATGTCCATGAGGCTACCGGCGTATCGGTGACGACCTTAAGCAACTGGTTTACCGGCAACACAAGACGCCCACAGTTTGCTACCTTGAATGCCGTGGCTAGGGCGCTCAAGCACGAATGGAAATTGGTTAAATACTAAGTCATTAGCGCGGCGCAAATGCCGCGCCTTTTATCTATTGTAGATGATTCTTTCAGCCTCTTCGGCGTTGCCAGATATTGCGTAGAGTTTCAGAGCTAATAGGATTGGATTAATCTTGTATTTGTTCCAGAAGGTTTGTTCATGGCCTCGATGTTGTTCTCTATGGTGTTTGCCACATAACGGAACCACATAGAAATCATGTGGCTTTTGTCCAACACCAGGGTTTTTCTTTACATATTTGGAGTCGGAAAATCTTATGTGTGCCGCTTCTACGCTAGTATTGTCCTTACAGATCACACAACATAGACCGCGCAGGAACTTAAGATGCCTTTCGTTCTTAATCCTCACTACCGGGCTATTTCTCCAATGCGGCGCGAGCCTTCGCCGCTATATAACTGAACTGGCTAAACTCTGGCTCGCCAGCACCCTCCATGTCACCATCAGCCTCTTCGCTTATTTCCTTAAGCCACCCCCGCAGCCGTTCGATTTCGTCGGCGGCTTCATCTAACCGTCTCTCATAAAACTCCATCGCCTCGCCCCAACAATAAACGTTTGACCGTTCAGGATGGCGCTCTCGGAAGTCTGTCATGGCTGCGGCCTCTATATCCAGATCGTTAGGCGCGTCCTGCGCGTTCGGCTTCCGGTGCAGATTGCGGTGCGCCCCAATCTGGCGTTTGACCGAAAACATCTTTGATGGCGTCTGTCATTGCCGACTGCATTATAGCCATGAAAGCTTTTTTGCGGTCGGGATTGTTTTCGACAACGCCCATGAGGATCGAACCAAGCCGCTTCGCGCCGTCCATTTTGTCGGCTTGCGCCAGATAGGCAACCCACCAGTCACCTTCAACGCGCATGGCTAGACGGATCGGCATTGTTTTGGTCTGCGGCATTTTGGGCCTATTCCTCTAACATGTTACGGGCAATGCCGCGCACCAGCATAAGTTCAGGTGGTAGATTTTTGGTTGGTGCATAGTCGGCTATTGATTTAAGCGCCGCCCGGAGCCGTTCGATCTCGGCCTGTTGTCTTTCGATGACACCGACCATTCTTAACTCCCCCTCTCTCGGCTTATAATCTTGGTGTGCCATCGGGCTATTCCTCGTTTGTGGAACCTATGTACTCGCCTATTGACAGATTGTCAATAACCCTGTACGCATTTTGTTAGATTTAACGGTGTCCGTAATCATGCCCGAAACTGGGTTTTTAGTTGGCTATGCCCGCGTTAGCACAGAAGATCAGCGACTCGACTTACAACTTGATGCGCTCCGGGCGGCTGGCGTTCGAGATGATAATCTTCACGTCGAAAAAATATCAGGAGCTTCCGCTAGGCGTCCGTCTCTCGATTTGGCTATTAAAGATTTGCGTCCGGGCGACACACTGGTCGTCTGGCGATTGGATCGTCTCGCAAGATCAATGCGACAACTGTATTATCGTCTCGATCAAATCTATGCCAAAGGGGCATACTTCCGTTCCATCCAGGAGAGTTTCGACTTCGGAACCGTCTCCGGCAAGCTCGTACTCGGAGTCCTTGGATTGGTCGCGGAGTTTGAACGCCAGATCATTGCCCAACGGACCGCAGCCGGTATCGCCGCTCTCAAGGCCCGCAAAGGAAACGGATACCATTGGGGACGAGCCGTGTATATGACGCCGGATCGCATTAAACTGGTGGGTGACTATCTGAACGGTCGCAATGGCAAGCCGCGCCTGAGTGGTCCTAAGATTGCCAAGAAGCTAGGCGTCAGTACGGCCTCAGTCTATGGATACTGGCAACAGTCAGGCAAAGGTAAATTCATTCGCAAACGAGACAAGGCATAGGAGCGACCGTGCAACAAGACCATTTTGTAATGCTGATCGTTGGCGTGGTGCCGGTCCTGTGGGCGCTATCTATGTTCATCAAAGCTGTAAATAAATAGGAGCGGCCATGACGATGCAGGATGAATTAGAGTTGATCGCCAAAGACTGTGAGGACTTAGGTATTGAACTTGAAAAAGAGGTTGGCGATCAATCTACACCTGATAGCCGCGCTTGGTTCTCTGTGGCTGCGCGGATTCGTCATGCAATCAAACGATTGAATAAATAGGAGAATTTCTTGCCTGACGGTTCCTATGGAATGGGCGGCACTCCGGTTCCTCCATTAACCAAGGCATGGCTGTGGGGGTTTATGTGGGGGGCACTCGTATCACCGGCAGTAATTACGCTTATAATATTGTTCCTAAGATAGGAGTTTTGTGATGGCAAAGAATCCAAAACCCAAGCCGGAACCATTACCGGAACCTGATCCTGCGTTTCCTATTCCAGTCCCACCGGCTACGTTGCCACCGAAGGATAATGACTATGGCCTATAAATATGCAGGCTTTGGCGCTGGACCCTTCACGACAAAACAGAAGGTGGGCTTGAGCATAACGCTTTTCATCCTGGTTATTGTTTATATCGCGTTTATTCTGTCAGGCTGTGCCACTCCCGGTGAGGATTTGTGGAAAACACCGGGAATAAGGAAGTTCTAAAGACCAGCCACATGGCTACCATGGGGGTTTACGATGGCATATCCCGATATACTCCTTTGGTGCAGCCGGGATTGATGTCCCCCTGAGTTGTAGTCGGCTATCAGCCAGATTTGGCCTTCAATGTGCTGACGAAGCACAAAGACATGGTGTGACCTGACCCCAACCATCCCCGGTGATGGTGCAGTGCGGGGAAACCTGAACCAGGCCGATGCTGGCCATAGACTCCTGACGGCCCTCCCGAATACCTCTACGGACGCCCCACATCCGCAGAAGGCATGAGATGGGCATCCAGGAGGATGTGGTAGGAAGCCTTCAGAAGGGTACACATTGATTAATCTTATCTGCGGGCTGTGCTGGTAGCCTCGGTGATGATGACGGTGCTGGCGGGCATTGGCTGGAAGGGTGGTGACCATAACAATAAAAAAGATCGCCAAAAGTCGTATCATTGTCTTGTTCCTATTTGTTTTAGATTTCTTCCTAGTTGCTTTAGATCGCGAATGCGGTCAGAAGTAAAAGCTGTTTTGCAGTTTTGGGAACAGAAAAGGCGGTGATGATGGTGAGGGGTGAAGATTATATTGCACTTTTTACAAGGTATTGAGCGGGATGGGGGGCCAAACTCATTCTTCCAGTTTATGTAAAAAGTCCCATCGGGTAGAATCCACAGCGCAATGACTCCCATTTCTATTTGGGCTTCAGTTAATTTACCCCCAGAAAAGTGCCCAGATTTAGCAATAAGCACACTCTTAATATCGAAAAAAAACGCTTTCCCTTCTCGATTAATAGCAACTACATCCACTAGCCCGTGTTGAGAAACATTTCTAAAGACTTCATACCCTTCGTTGAGCAACCAAACGCAGGCGCTAAGTTCGTTTCGCCCACCCTTATGTTTTTGGTGACATTTCTTTTCCAATTTCTACCCCCCCAGTTAAACTATAGCTGCTTTGTATTGATCCATTTTTCACCTTTCCAGATGTAGCCGCGTTTGAGCATGTCTGCGTCGGTTTTAGCGTTTCTTTCCTGTTTATCAGGATCGGGAACATAGTCCAAATAGCGCTGTTGAAAGAGCCAAGTCCTGGCCATCGGGACGAAAGATGTACCTAAGCTTTCAGACTCGCGCATTTCATCCCGGAACTTAAGGGCAGCATTGACTATGATTTCAGGCTCAACACCCTTTTTTATGGCAACATCCCACTTTGTTCTTGCTGCTGCTTTAGGGTTTCCTCCCTTACGGGGAGGATAGGCGAACCAAAAATCATCAAATGTTAACATCTCTTTCTCCTCTAAGAGCACTTCTCTTAGTCACTGCTCACTGGTGGACTTGGGTTCGAGGCCCAAATACCCCCCTACCCCCCATTGGAATGGAGGGTAGAGAGATGTTTGGGTAATGTCCTGCTCACTGGAGCCACTTTGGGACATCGGCCCTAGACCGGCCTTTTCCGCAGCAGCACATCCGGTCAGGGAACTAAATCCCTCATACCCTGCGCTTGCCCGCTTGCTGCGAGAGCCGATTTGGTGGTTTGGGAAGGAAACTTGGCCTTGACGGAACAAACGGTAGTTGGCATATGTTTGTCTGTAACAAGGTCTGGTTCCGCTTCGCCGCGAAATCAATCACCAGATCGGCCCGCACACCTTTGATGAGGTGAGGCGGGCAACTTTTTTATCCCATAGGTTTGAGCGTAAGTAAAGCACTAGGGGTAGCGGTATCGTAGCCGTAGGATACCAGTAATAGACGGCACATTGAATCATCCTCAATAAGCTCGTTCTTTTGCGCTGCATCGAGGATCACCTTGATTCGGTTGTCTATGTCGATCTTCCGTTTATCCGGTGGATAAAGCACGATGGAAGCCGAGAATGGGCCTATGATCTTGGTGCATTTGGCCAGCTTAATCACCCATCCAGCTTCCTTGATCCAGGACATATATTTGGGGTCACGATAGGTCTTGCCCCCGGCATTGCGCCAGATGCGGTTGACCGACGGAGGCCAGGGAAGGGTTATTTGGATCATTTGATATGATAGGTCTGGGAGATACCGGGGAATAGGCCATCCTTGCCTTCGCACACGTCAGACTCCTTGACGACCAGTTCAGCCACCTCCGGGGGCACTTCCCGGCCAGTTCCTTTGTAGGAAACCACCTTCCCGACCACATACCACTTCCTGCCGTGGATCGAGTTCATCATCATGAGTAGGGCTCCAGACCGCATCCGGTCCTTGACCCTCATGACGGCCCTGTTCTTGTTGCTCATAACCTCGCCTCGATGCCCCGAATCATATCATCCAGGTCAGAATCGACTATCCTCATGCGGGTTATTTTTCTCTGTGCATAAAGTCCGGTGGTATGATCCCTGCCGATCCTCTCGCAAATCTGGGATACCGACATCCTGGTGTGAATAGTGGCCAGATACATGAGGATATGCCTCGCCATGGCCTGATGCTTATGCCTGTCCCTGCCTAGCAACTCCTTCATGCTCATGAGGAAGAACTCGGATACCGCCAGTGAAATGTCGGCTAATGGTACGATTTTAGCCCTGTGCGGAAGTTCCAGTGGCAGGACTAAGTATTCTAATACCTCTTGTAGTGGCTTTTTTACCTGTGTATAACTTATTTTTGGGAGTCTCTTCAGGTTGATTCCGGGGTCGAAAATGGCATTCGGGGGATGAATAAGACGCTCGTGGATCACTTTGGCTCTATCGCAATATTCCTGTGCATAACTCATTAGCGCCCCCTAGTGGTGTAGGTGTAGCTGGCGAGGTGCCCTGGGCACCAAGACACGCCATCCCTAGTAGGATGCCCGCAGAACCTAGCGAGCTTGAAGGTGTCGGCATCGCGCCCAATGACGGCGCGGCACTGGTTGTACCCGATATCCATGAAGGCCACCCCGGAGCTTGGTTTAATCGTGGGGATAGGTTCCGGAATGATGGGCGGTAAACGTGGCTTGGCCCACTCCTTCTTTGTTTGCTGGGTTTTCATCCTCTTATTCGTGGTGAAGACGTGTTCCGGGAGTCCTAGCCTGTGAGCCTTGCCTATGATCGAGTTCCTGTTGCGCCCTAGAGCAAGAGCGATCTCTTGGGTCTCACAGTTGTTTCCCCACATCTCTGTGAGGATATTTATTTCTTCTTCTGTCCATAGTTTCATTCGTAGAAGTCCTTTGATAAGACCTTACGCTTGGTTAAGAATGATATCCTTTTCATAGCCCTTAGGCGGGGTATCCTGGCACCACGACGCCATTTATGGATGGCGGGAACCGATACCCCCATCATCTTAGCAAATTTCTTGGATGTAGTCTT